TGGTATTAGATGATGTTGTTATGATTGATGTGGATATTATGCCTTGTTATGTTTGAAACCTATATATACAACATTTATAATTACACCGACCGGAAAGAAAAATGAGACAAACTTTCTATAAAAATAATATCTCAAATCCCTTAGATGATGTTGTTATGTTTGAAACTACTAATAAGTTAGTATATTTAATATTTGAGACAAACTCTTGTTATGATTAAAAATATCAAATATTATAGCCAAGCATAATAGTATTGCTCTTGATTCAAAATATTTATTATTTATAAAATGAAATATACAAGGTATAATTAATGATATCAAAACAAGTGTAAAACTATTATTATTTTTGAAATATATATTTTCATTATAAAACCATAATAAAATAATGGTTGTTAAAAAAACCCATAAGTCTTTATTAATAAAAGATGATGTTAAATCGATGCTTTTATTATTTATAAAAACATATGGTGTTGTTATTACTGAAAATAATAATAAACCTTTAATTAAATAATTATCAATAGCAAAAATTAAAACACCAATGTTTATTCTTATTAACCAAGTAAGTATTTTATTTATTGAATTTTGTATACAATCATATAAAATTCCAATAAAGATACATATTGATGTAAAAATTATTAAATGCATTTTTAGCATAAATGGGGTTTTATAATTATTTACAGAAGGCATTATTGTTACAAGAATAAATGTTATTGCTGATAAATATAAACCTATTTGTTTTGAATATCCTATATATAAATTCCATAATATTACAAATGTGGTTATAAAAATTAAATGTATAATCATAATAATATATACGTATATATTATTATGGGATACGGAAGATTAAAATTAAAATTAAAAAAAATTAATATTGTTAAATTATTTATATATATTTTTTGTTTATTTTTAGTATTATATTTAGCAATATATTTTTTTTTCATATATCCATTATACAATTTATCAAAAATACAGACAAAAGATGAAATAAGATATATTACTGATTTAATTATTCAAGGCGCTACAGATAAAAGTAAACTATATGAATTGACTAATATAAAAGTGAATGATATATCATTTTATTATACATTTTTTTTATTCAAAACGAATAGATATACTATTTGGTGTATTACTCACAAACATAACAAATTTAATAATAACGGTAATATAGTATTATACTATTATGATAATGAAAAAAAACATACTGATACTGATATTTTATACATCGATTTCAATAAATTTCAAACATATTTAGAAAATGGTAAACTTATTATTAAATATTTAGACAAATATATACAAGAAATCGATTTTGATGAAAATAAAATGAATATTTATATTTCCACAAATAAAAATGAATTGAAAATGGAATTGTACATTGATGAATATAATACTACAATGCCTCCTTTATTAAGTCGATATAAAAATACAAATAAAATTATTTCTTCATCTCTAGTTGAAACGCAGTCACCGAACGAATGGGCTAGTGATAATCCATTAATCGGCAAAATTATAAAGGGTTATTTTAATAATGATCCTGTAAATAATAATAGCAATTTTTGGTTTGATAACTTTATCGGTTGTAATAACTTTTTTTTATCTGAATACTACTGGTTTGTAATATTAAACGATGAATGGTTAATTTATATTTTATATTATGGTAAATATGAAGACATTAATTCTCCAGATATACCATTACCTTTATTCGTAAAGAATCGTAAAGAAAATAAAATTATACATTGTTCTCCTGGAGTTATTCCGAACGGTTTTAAAACAGTAGAAAAACTTGTACATCCAATTTATACAAAATATACTTCTAATCCAAACAAACGTTTTGGTGATATTATTTTTGATGAGTATACACTTTTATTTAAATCAAATGATATTACAATAAATATCACTTCTATACCAAATAATTCCGTAAGAGTATTATTATATGATTATTATACCGATCCGAATTCAAATGATACAACAATAGTAAACGAGTGGGATAAAAATTATAATAAAGTATTGAATAATTTGACATATGTAGAGTATATTAATAGAGTAAATGTTGAAATATTATATAATAATAAAATTCAAAAATTTCAAGAAAACCAGATTCTTGATGCAATAATTGTAAAAGATAATTCATTGCCCTCTACTATTAAATACAAATAAAACTGTTCTAAGACCGATAAATATATTTAAAAACATCCGTTTTGAATCCGTTGAAACTCGAACTCGCTGCAATCGTATACGAACCAAAGTTCTCTACATATAACCATTCACCGATCGCCAAATCGGGTAACATGATTTCATCCGCGATCATATCCATTGAATCACATGTTATTCCAAATATACGACTTCTCAATAATTTGCCATCCCTCTCATTAAACGGTAAAATCGTTGGCACACAATGGTCAAATATCATACAATTAAAACTTCCATAGACTCCATCATTCAATGTATAAATAATAATGATTTCGCCGGTTTCGTCGTCCACTACGCGTTTTTTTCCAATAACATTGAGAACCAATGTATGTGTATTTTCTACAAAATATCTACCTGGCTCTGCTATGAATTCTATCAAGTTTTTATCTAATTCTTCACCAAAAAAATCACTAATAGCATCATTCACGCGCTTGGCTATATCTTCGAAACGGATGGTTCGATCTACACCTGGAAATCCTCCACCTATATCTATCATTTTTACATTAATATCGAGTTCCTTGGCTATATTTGTTGCTTCTCTACATGTTTTGATAGCATCATAAAAACTTTCCTCGGAATAACATCCACTTCCTACATGAAAACTAAATCCGATTACATCCAATTTCAATGTCTTGGCTATCATCAAAAGCTCTTTTACTTGAGATAATTTACAACCGAATTTTTTATTGAAACGACATTTACTTTTACTATCATCGACTGCGAGTCGTAGTATCAACTTGGCATATGGATGGTATAATTTTATTTTATATAATTCTTCTTCACTATCATATGTCATTAGGTCTACATCATTGGATCTAGCGAAACGGATTTGTGATGACATTTTAACAGGGTTTGCGAAAATAATACGTGATGGGTCCTTGGTGATTTCATTGATGGCTTTTATTTCATTTTCAGATGCACAATCAAAATTTGCACCTAGTGATGCCAATGCCTCCAAAATAACAGGATTCGGATTACATTTTACTGCATAATATGGATGGACATTTGGTAACAACCTTACCCAGTTTGCATATAAATTGGTCAATGCACCTAAATCAATTATATAAAATGCTCTTTCACTTTGATTATCTTCTAAAAAATCATTGATTATGTCATATGTATCTCGATCAGACCCATATAATTTGACGTCATATTTTTGTAACAGGGAGTTATCGAGTGTTTTGTATCCTATAGTCGTAAAAATGGTTTGTTCTGGTTCTTTTGGGATAGGTTGTATTTGATTGATTGATAAATCAGTTGTTTTTATCATATAATAATAGTAATATTATTAGTAAAAAAATATTATTAGTATTATTTATATATAAATTAATAAAATGTATATACTTCATCGTCTGGAAATATACTTTGATAATAAGGGTCTGAACTATTAATATTACATCTACATGGTCCTTTTTTTTTTAATTCTTCTATTTGATTGTTACGATTTAAATATTCATTATTAGAAACTACATTGTTGTCTCGCCAATAACCTTTTATTGTGGTTTCGCCTTTACCATTTTTCATATCATTTTTCCAATATCCTTCATAAATTTCTTCATAAACTTCTCCATCATCATATATTTCTTTACAATACAAAGTTCCTTTTCCATGTCTTATATCATCTTTAAACTCTCCTTCATAAACATTTCCATTATTAAATATAAATTTACCATATCCGTTTCTTATATCATCTTTGAAGTCCCCAACATATACATCACCATCAGCAAATGTAAAGGTACCATATCCGTGTTTTATATCATCTTTGAACTCTCCTTCATAAACATTTCCATTTGCAAAGGTAAATTTACCCTTACCATCCTTTAAATTATTAATAATATAACCTTCATATAGATTACCAGACTTATCTTTATGAATCGTAAACCCTGTTGATTCACCTTTTTCGTTTATAGTTCCATCAAAAACTATATTACCATTCTTATCATATGCTTTCAAATTTCCTTGATTTTTATTATTTTTAAATTCTCCTTCGTATATCAAACCATCTGCAAAAGTTAATTTTCCATTACCTTCTTTTAAATTATTTTTATAATCTCCTTTATAAATTCGTCCATCTGAATACGTCATTAAACCATATCCGTGTCTATGATCATCTCCATTATCATTTTTCATTATTGTTCCTTCATATTTACTATTATCTTTATAGATAATGTAATCATCACCATATTCTATAATATTACTTTCATATTCAATACGGTTTGGGTTTGGCATTTTGATTAGTTGTTTTGTTTTATTATTTTTTATATAAAATTATTATTCAATTTTTTATGCATTGAATAATAAATATGTATATATTGTCAAAACTTTCGATCGATTATAATTGGTATTTCTTTTTTTGCTTGAAAACGCTCTATAAAAAAATCATATATTTCCTCATATACAGCGTTGTCTTTATAGTCACGGCATGTATATAAATCGATAGCTATGTATTTACGTTCTGGAAATGTATGAACCGACAAATGTGATTCTGATAACAAATATAATATAGTTAGACCTTGTGGTTCAAATACATGTTCTGATTTATTCAATATAGAAAAATCGTATTTATTACAAATAGTATCTAACAACGTTTTGATTTTATCTAAATCATGTATCAATATATCATCTTTTATTTCTTTTAAATCAATAATCATATGTTTACCTGAAATATGTGTTTCAGAGAACATTTATATATATATATTTTTATTATTATATTTTTATTTCATTTTTTTTTAATCAATAAAAAAATTTACAAATTTACAAACATACAAACATACAAATTTTTATTTATTTTGGAACAATATCTATAGTTACTATACCTACATCATCACATTGTTTTTCATTAAAGGAACATTTAACAAACGTTTCAGCATTTATATTTCTATACATTTCCCATTCTTGTAACCATCTATTCAATGCAAAATCCAAGAGATCTTTGCATTCCATTTTTGCGATTTTTGCAATTTCTTCTTCATTATCTTTCAAAACCATCTCCCAAAATCCATCACTTGCTATTATAACTTTTAAACTATCATTTTTATCATAGTTAATAGTTTCATAATCCGGTGCATATCCCGTATTACCATTATGCCCTAATGCTTGTGATGTCATCAAACGAGTTCCTGATGGAAAATCAATGTATTCCCCTACTATACCAATCATTTTCGTTTCTGATATTATTTTTATATTAGTCGTTTTATCTATTTTTACACCCGGATAACAGGCTTCTAATCTTTTACGTTCATTCAAATTAAATGAATTATGTTCTTTTGATAAAAACACCGGATTGTTATTTTTATATACAATTACACGCGAATCACCACAATTTATACAGAGAACACGATTCTTATATATCTTTACTAAACACATAGTTGCACCGGAGCTTTCATATTTACCTATTTTTGCGTTTTCATTAATATATTTTGCCATAGTTTCTACGGGCGTTGATTTGCCAATAATTTCATTTAATTTTTCTTGTTTTATTGACCGTAAAAAGTTTATACAGGTATTACTTCCATGACCATCAGTAACCATTGCCCACTTACCTTCTTCACCTGTATCTTCATCTATAAAAACACCACTATATGTTTGGTCTTGACCTTTACATAATTGGGCTAATCCCATATCAATTTCAATTGTATGAGTTTCAACTGGTTGTTCTTGGAATGCTGACATTTTGATTTAATTGTTGTTCTTTTACAATCAATAACAGATCTTAAATAGCATTCAATTTTTTACGTATTTTTCAATAAAGTGTTCTCCTTTTTCACCACATTTATCATGGTCTAATCTAGCTTCATATACTTTATCATACGTAATAGATCCAGAAATTATATTTTTTACACCAAATTTTGTACATAATAATTCCTTTTTTTTATTAATCGTGTTCTCTTGATAAAATATACAATTAGAACATATGGGTAATTTACTATTTCTTATCAACTGTTTTGAAGCAAGTACTAATTGATGTATAGGGATGATTGACATATAAATATATATATAAACATATATTTATATCAATATTTCAAAATACTATCTATTATTATAAATTGTTCATAAGTTAATAAAACATGAAATAAAAAATGATATTTACACCATACAGTATTATGTTCTTTCAAATATTTATCGGATAAATAATAAAAATATAATAATACTATTAATCCTGAATATCCAGTTACTACATAAGGCGTATATCGTAAATAATAAATGCCATTTGATAAAAAAATAACAAAAGAAACTTTCGCAAAAAATAGATCTAAATCTCTCCTCCATGAATGAATAGCATATCTCCAAAAATTAACTGATATAAAAGACGTCGCTATTAGTAACACGGAAAAAAAATATAAATCATTATAATATGCGTATATTGATGGTATCAAAAAAAAACAAGATGATAATGCTAATATTTTTCCTTGTTTGCATTTTATTAAAACAAAATTATCGCTCATTTTACATAAAACTATGAAATATTTTTAAATGTTTTTTATTTATATTTTTCAAGAAATTCTTCTGGTGTCATTATTGGTATGTTGTTATCGGTAGCATATTTTGTTTTGTTTGAAACGTCATCTTTCGATTTTACTATCAAAATGTTCGTATTTTTTCCGATATTGTCATCCAACACCGCACCTGATTTTTTGATTTTTTCTATTACGGCTGCATCACGAGTTTTTGTCATAACTATATGTTTTCCATATAGCGGATTTGATGTATCGACTTCTGTCATCGTGTTTTCTTGTTTTGGTTCTTGTATGGGTGTTTCTAATTTATATTCTAAATCACATTCTTTTAAAAATCCTAAAAATACAGGAATATTGGCAACAAAACTATTTGCATTTTCTGGTCCTATTCCTGGTATTGCCTTGAGTTTTTTTATTTTTTCTTCGTTTGAATCTGTGCTTAACAAGATTTGTGGTTGGGCCTCCAAGATAGGGCGTATTTTACGCTCTCCTAATCCTCTACCCAATAAATTCGATGCAACCATTATATCGAGCAGGGTCGCCGATTTTACCTTTGTTTCAATACCATTCGCTATTTTATCTATCATTTTATCCTTGAAACCAGGTATGACTGCATAATCTCCTTTTTTCATTTTCAATATTTTTGGCACTGTATCAAACCCAGATTTCATTATTCTTTTTACATTACCACTCGATAAGCCATCGACTTGTAATGTAGTGAAAAATGCGGTTATGTTTTTTTCACGTACTGTGATATCTTCATTAACATTATCTAAAATAATATCTACATGTGTATCTGTCCAGTGATATGCTACTGTAGGCATTTTTGCTCTTTCAGCTGGTGTAGTAATCGATTTAATATGTGGTATAACATCACCACTTCGTATAATTTGTATAACTGCGCCAATACCTATTTTGTTTTCTTCTATGAATTTACCATTGAATCCAGTAGCATATTCTATAGTAACACCACCTAATCGTATTGGTTCTATACGAACTCTTGGTTTCAAATAACCTGATTTACTGGCTTCCCATAATACATCGACTACTTTGGCTTCCGCCATTTGATCACTCATTACCATTTTAAATGCAAAAGCATAATCTGGATTTCCATCTATTCTTGTATGCATATGATCATCTGTAACTATTACACCATCGATTTCATATAAATAGGTTGTTCTCCAATCTTTGAGTACTTCTGAAAGTGATTCATTTGAAATTGATTGTTCTAGTTTATTTTGAACAACTTCGAACCCTGCCTCGGTAAGTTTTGCCATTTGTTCACTTGGTTTCATTAATGGTTCTATTATTTCATATGCTACAAAATACAGATCTTTTATTTTTTCATCTACGGTTTTACTATTGATAATTCCTGAAACTAAATTACGTGGGTTCGCGAAACTTGACTTGTATTTTTCATCGAACACTTTTTTAGGTATAATAAACTCACCACGAACAACCAAATTAGGTACATTTGGCAAATTCATTTTTTTCAACAAATATGATATATCTTGTCCAACATATCCATCTCCACGTGTATACAATTTTGCATCATTTGCATCGTATATATACATACCACTTACACCATCTAATTTACATGATAAAACATAGGGACCTGTGTACTTTTTTGTCCAATTAGCGAGTGCACCCGAATCGGGTTTGATTTTATCCATAGACGGCATATTAAATGGTAATTTTACTTTGTTTTTTATTACTGGAGCACCGACTTGTTCTATTATTTCATTTTTTGGATATTTACGTTCCATATATTCTTTTACTATGTCATATTCGTTATCAGTCATAAAAGGGTGATTCGTGTTATAATATGCATGACTTGAAACTTTTATCATGTCTACTAATTGGTTTTCTTTTAGGTTCTCTAATACTGTTATACCATGAGTTTTGAAGTCTTCTATTAGTTGTTTTGTTGACATTGTATTTAGTGGTCCTATATCTTCTATTAATATGTTTGTTTCTATGTTTTTTTCAATTTTCTTTATAGTTTTTGTTTTTGATTGTTTGGGTAATTGATTGGGTTCTCGTTTTTTATATGTTTTTCTTGGTTTCTTTTCTTGAAGTTCATTTGTAATTATAGGAACTAATGGTATTTCCTCATCTATTTTTATTTTTGGGGATTCTTTTGGTTTTTGTAGCTCTTCTGTTTTTGGTTCTTTAGGTTCTCGTTTCTTATATGTTTTTCTTGGTTTCTTTTCTTGAAGTCGTTTTACTGATTCTGGTTTTACTGATTTTTCTTTGGATTCTTTGATCTTTTTATTTTTCTTAGTACAAGGACATAATCTATTATTCCATTTTTCTGATTTTTGTTTACACCATTTACGTGTTATATTTTTATCCGTTGGTTTAACATACCAACACCCATTACCACCATTATCCTCTAAAAATGGCATTGACTCAGTAGTATAATGTTTCAAACATTCCGTTCCGTTATTATTCGCTACCATCGATATCTTACTAGCACTATCTAGTGTTTTTATTTCATCTACATTACATTTCATTTTTATTTTATTACATACTTCATCGCAACTCTCTTCATAACTACCGAGTTTCCATATATCTTTATCAAACCCTTCCATTGATTTCATATCTTTTAAAATAACACTCAAACCATTTATACGTTCAGTTGGTTCTTTATACTCTAAATTCAAAAATTCAAATATATCATTTTCACTATTGAAACGATGACTGATCATCTCCTCTTTTTTTTTACCGGGTTCTTTTTTCGATAGACCATGTTCATTCAATGAAACACCCATTTTCAATGCATGTCCCCTCATTACAGTATTGAATTCTTTACTACCTGTAAAATACAATATAGCAAAAGGGAATTCCTCCGGTGGACTATATAGAAAATCAACTCGGCGCGCAACTCTATTTGGTGTTAGCCGTGTAATTACTAAACATTTACTTGGACCACATGATAATGTAACTAAAATTATATTTTCTTCTAACAATGCATCTGTGAACTTTTTGAAAAGCGTTTTATCTTTTGATGTAATAATTACATCTATATCACCTGATTCTTGTAACCCGCGTCGATAACTACCTACTATTTCATATTTTGCATCCGTTATTTGGTTCGTTCTCGATACTTTATCAAAAACACGTCTGAATATTTCATTATAGTCATCTATTTCTTTTCGTGGTATACGTTTCATAATATCTTCATAATATTTCAAGCCCGCTTTTTGATTATCATTTAATAGTTCATCTTGACGTTCTCGTAATTCATCCATCGATTTTATTCCTTTATCGATCAAATCTTGGGCTTTTTTTGGTCCTACCCCATATATATTACTTAATTGTTCATATACTTCGTTTAATTCATATCCTGGTTTTTCTTTTTCTCTTTCAAAAATGTTCAATGTTCCATTTACTAAGTATTTTTTGAATTTTGATAAAATAGTTGATCCTATCGTTTTTTTCCCTTCTAATTGTTTCAAATCATTGATATCTTCAGTCATACTTCGAATTGTGTCCAATGCATTTTTATATGCCTTTTCGCGAAATGGTTCTCTATTTTTTCTCATTAATTTTACTAGTCTTTCGAGAACTTCGATAAAGATTTTGTTATATGGTGGTTGAAATAATGGGGCTTTTGGAGAACTCTTTTCAGGTTCTCGGTTTTGTATTGGTTTTTCGGTAATTTCATATGTTATTCGTTCCTGTGGTGTATTTTCTTTGAATAAAATAGATTTGGGTTCGATGTTTTTTATTTTTAAAGTAAATTTCTTTTCTTTCAATACTTTGGGTTCTTTGGGTATTTTTTCTTTCAAAACCTTTGGTATTTTTATTTTTGGACTCTTTTTCGCTTTTGGAGAACGTTTCTTTCTAGTTTGTTTTTCGACATTTTTTCGTTCTTTTTTTATCATATTTTGTATACTTTCTATTTGTTCATTTGTATCTCGATTATCCATTTATATACTATATATAAATGGATATATTTTTCTAAACATTCGGTGGTCTAAAACCCTGGTTCTCCAGTAAAAATCTGTGTTGTACCACTAGTAACATCTACGTTTTTATTATCTGTAATTACATTCATAAAATCTTTGAAAGATGTATTCATATTCAAAAACCCGAATACACCGATCAAACTTGCGCAAAATACATATGCAGCATCACGTATAACATGTTTTACTGGTTTTAGTTCCTTATCGATAAATTTCATTTCAATAAATTTGAAAAAACAAAACATTAAAGTAATAAAAGCTGATATTAATAGAACTTTATCTAATCCGTTCATATTATATAAAATTAGTTGTTTTTTATATAATAAATAAAACGCAAATTCCTAAATTATATGAGTTCTTCTACATCATTTAATAATATATCATCCTTTGGATTTAAAGATTTTTCATCTAATACATCAAAACCACTTAAATCTATTAAATCTGTACTTATTTTTATTCTATCATCATTATCTTCTTCTTCTTCTAGTTTTCGTTGAAGTGCACGAGATGTACTAATTTCTTCTAATCGTTCAATAGTCTTTGGAGCTTCAACAGATTTTATTATATTATTTTCATCCATAACTCTATCTGTATTATCAAAAGTCAATCTTGTCACTACTTCCTCTTCATCAATGTTTTTGATAGATGGTACTATTTCCGGAATTTTTTCTTCTGGTACGATTACATCGTCAGTCTTTGTTTCTGGTTTATCGTCTTTCGTTTTTGCATCTTGAATATCTGGGTCTTCGATGTTCTCTATAATGATTTCTTCTTCCTGTTCAACACTTTCGTCCATATATGCCCTGATTATAGACTCGGTTGGAATACTATCACGTATTGCTATTAAAATACATTCTTGAATTATTACTTCTAATTCTCGATTGTTTTTTTGTATTTGTAATGGACTAATATTCTTTTCAAATAAATACACATTACTATATATCTTTCTTGCTGCATTTATATATACTTTATGAATAAATGTATCTAATTTGGGAATAGAAATATCGATCTTTTTTTGTTTATTACCTACACGAATACATGTTAATACTTTTAATTGTATTAAATGAACACAAGTTATCAAATCCTCTAAATAATTACATCCACTACGCTCTATAATACGTCGTCTCTCATCTTCAATAATAGTATTATTCCATTTTGGAATACGTGTTAATAAATTTTGAAATGTCATTAAATATTTATTAGTCTCATCGTTTTCAACACATAACTTCCAACTTTCGTTGAATATAGATTTGAAACCCTCTACAACTAAAGGTGTAAAAATACTTACTAGACGACTACACCACTCATTACGAGATTCATTTAAATTGGATAAGACAAAATCGTCCATATTATTATATTGTTAACATACTTTCTAAATCTTTTTTTGAACGTAAATATAAAAAATCCAAAATATATAACAACAATAATTTTTCACAACGGAACTCTAATTTTATTTTATCGAAACACATATATACCATCGATTTGTCTACATCAGATATTTCGGGGTTTTTTTTTATCCACCTTATTAAATCCAAACATGAATATCCATTTTCATAAAAATCCCTAGACAGATTAACAAATCCTATATGGGTTCTCGGAGTTTCAGCTATTTTTTGTGTTATCCATGCATCGATGATATCATGATCATTCAAATCATATATATCACGTATGGATTCTTCATGTAAATTTATTAACCGATTGTTTTCTGTATGTTCTGGAACATATATTTCACAAAATCTGGATAAAATAGGGTTCAATAATTTATGCTTGTTCTCCACAATAATGAAAAAACGTGTATTATAACTGAATAATTCGATACACCGTCTCAATGCACTCTGAGCATCTATTGTTAAATATTCCGCATTTAATAATACAATTGTTTTAAAAATAACGCCGTTGTTTAGATGTATATTCGTCTTTGCAAAAAATTTCAATTCCTCACGAATGAACTTGATTCCTTTACCATGTGCACAATTTACAAACATAACATTGGTTTTTATTTTTTGCTTATCGTTGTTATAGATCTTATTCAAAAAATTATCTACAATTGTGCGTTTACCTGATCCAGAAGAACCATGAAATATCAAATGTGGAATTTTATTTGATTTATAAAAATAGTCTAGTTTTTCATATATTTTTTTATGGGTTGAAAGTTCTCGAAAGGGCTTTTTATAAAGTGGACTTGGTTGTTGAGTTCGTGTTTCTATTGGTTTTGTTGTTAGTGTTGGTCGAAATGAATTGATCATAATGTTTTTTGGTTTTGATTGATAATATATAAAACCATATTTTTATATATTTTTTAACGAGAACTAATCTGTTTTTATGATATTCAATTGTTTTGTAAAAACATATCGTTCCGTGTGCATAGTTCTACGACGTAAATTACAATTCAAACATGCAATCAATAGGTTGTTTTTATTATGTCCGAGTTTGTTGTCTATTCGATCCAATGTCCATTGTTTAGGTTCTCGTACATTTTCATATAATAATTGTGTAGGTTCTTTACAATAATAACAATGGTTATTGGATTTTATTATTAAATCGAGAACTCCTGCAAAATCGATAAAATGATCTATGTCAAATATGCGTTTTTCTATATCTTGACTACGATACCCATATATTTTTTGGTTTATTTGTTGTTTTATGAGTTTTACGATGTTTTCATCAAGATCGTCAAGGTTGGTTTGATGAATTTTTTTAATGTATTCGTACTGACTTGATAAAGACAATGTATTGATATTATCCCATTTTTCAGTTTGTGTTATTATACGTTTTTTTATTTGGTTCTCGAGAGGTTCTCGATTTGTGGATGGTTTTGGATGTTTGGGTGGTTTGGGTTTCATTTTTTCTAAATCGATTTTTATATTTTTGATATCCATATCAATATAGATAGATATGTTTATATGTTGATTTTACGTAAAATATTGATAACATAGTTTTACGTAAAATATCGATTGCGTAGGTTTACGCCGTATGTTGTCAATATACTACATAAAATTATTTAAAAACATGTATAAATTACATAGTTTTACACCTTTTATTTATTCAAACCAAAAGAAAAGAAATCGGGTCGCTCCAAAAAAATGGACATTTATTTTTGTCCATTTTTGAAAACCTCGATGGAGAATTTTATTTTTTTATCGAAAAAACGGGTTTGCTCGAAAATGATTTGAAATCCGTTTTTTAAATTTTTGTATGACTGCATAATATTTTAAATATTTTTACGTATAAACATGTACTCGTTTTTTCTGTTGACAAACCGTTGACAAATGTTGACAAATGTTGATAAATGTTGATAAATTGAGATACATTAACAAATATTATATATAATTATTTTAATTGTTAGCATTTATAATCACAATTAAATTACTCATTTTCCTCGTTTTTTTCCTCGTTTTCCTCGTTTTCCTCGTTCAACCAAAAAACGAGTACTATTTAGCATAAAAACAACAATACGTATTTTATGCGTACTATTCACTCGTTTATTCTGTTGCTATTATATAGATGGAAAAAACGAGTAAAAACGAGTGTAAATATTATTGTAAAACATGTGATTTTGAATCCCGTTGGAAAAGTGATTGGACAAGACATTTAGGCACATCTAAACATTTGAATCAACAAAAATCAACCGTTGTCAACGATATTTCAACCGAGGAAACAATAAAAACGAGCGTTAATAGTTCATTGTTCGTTTGTAAAAATTGTTCCAAATCATATAAAGATCGTAGTGGTTTATGGAGACATTCAAAGATATGTAAAGAAATCGTATCCAACATCGAAACAATACCACAAGAGCAAGAACAAATAGAAACAAATCAAACACACCCTAATTTAGAAACAACAGAAGTTATAATGGCTGTACTAAAAGACAATAAAGAACTGAAAAGCATGTTAGCAGAACAAAACAACAAGATACTTGAATTGATAAGTGCAAAAAATACGATCACTAACAATATTACTAACAAAACCGTCAATAATCAATTCAATTTGAATTTGTTTTTAAATGAAACATGCCGTGATGCTATGAATATCAACGAATTTATTGAGAACATTCAAATTCAAACAAAAGAATTAGAAAATGTAGGTATTAATGGTTACGTTACTGGTATAACAGATATTATTCTGTCACGTCTTAAACAGTTGGATGTATCAAAACGCCCACTTCATTGTACCGATATAAAACGTGAAACTCTTTACATTAAAGATCAAAATGAATGGAATCGAGATACAGAGGAAAAAACTAAAATAAAAACAATGATAACAAAGATCGCGAAAAAAAATCTAAAACAAATACCAGTATGGAGAGAACAAAATCCAGAATGTAAAGAACCAGAGAATGAAAAATACGATTTTTGCATTAAAATGATGCGTAATTCATTAGGAGAAATAGGCGATGAACAAATCAAACTAGATGATAAAATAATAAAAAATATAGCAAAGCAAGTAATTGTAGATAAAAATACATAGTGTATTTTACGATGAATATTTATAAAATACATAGTTTTACAACAATTGTTTGTTTAAAAAATAAAAAAGAAATCGGGTCGCTCAGAAAAAATGGACATTTATTTTTGTCCATTTTTAAAAACCTCGAGGATAAATTTTTATTTTTTTATTAAAAAACAGTTTCACTTGAAAATGCTTTGAAACCCACATCAATAATATTTGTATGACTGCATAATTATTTTACATAATTTTACGTCGAATCATCATAGCATATTTTTTGTTTCCATCCTGTTTCCAAAAATGCCTGCCATTTTGTTTATAATAATAAAATTATTTTTGCGTGTTTATAAATCAGATCGGTTATCGTAACAAACAACGGTCGGCATTTTTTGGAAACACACTGGAAACAAAATGGAAACAACAAAAAAATGCCATATTATATACGCAGCAAAATCATTTTGTATATTTGTTTTATTAATCAAAAATATATATAAATAGTTTTACTATATTATTTATATATACAAATGTCCGAAACACTATATTATATTACTATTGCAACCAGACCACACAAAGTTCTCGATAAGATCATTTCAACAGTCAAAAAAAACAAAGAAACCATCGAAGTCCTAGGTCTTTCTGAGAACCGACTAATAGGCTGGGAAGGCCATCAAAATTTCGGCGTAAAACTACGCGAATTATATAATTTTATCAATCGTCCTAGTCTCAAACCTGACGATATTGTTTTATTTACGGATGCATATGATGTAGCTTATGTAGGTGATCAAAAAGAAATTCTGACACGATACAAGACGTTCAAAAAACCGATTGTATTTGGAGCAGAAACCGGATGTCACCCAGACCCGAATCGGGCATCTGAATACAAAAATCAAGATGCCGAATTCCCGTTTTTAAATAGTGGTATGATAATAGGACGGGTTGGACCACTCAGACAATGTATGAAAGGATATCAATATGATGATCGTCATGACGATCAGCGATTTTGGACACAAGTGTTTTTTGATAATCAGGACAAAATCGAATTAGACTACGAGAACCTACTGTTTTTGAATACATCCGATATTGAAATGGAAGAGTTTGTTTGGAATCATAAAACAGTATGGTATAAACGGCGAAATCCACAGTTTGTTCATGTAAATGGACCAGACAAAACGTTAATCAATATATTTTTATAGACGTTTATGATGACTAAATTATATAATTAATATATATTAAAAAACTAGATAAACATATTTATTTATAAATATATATAAAAACGTTTTTATAAGACTATGTTATCAATAAATGATTTATTAAGAAACGAAAAGGCTGATGGAAATCAAGATGCAAATAGTGATCAAGTGCCTGATATCAAAAAAGATACTTATGATCCAACGACAAAATACAAAAACATATTGAATTCACAACAAATTAACGAAACAGAGCAGGCAAATTATCAATCAATCGACGATTTATTAGAAAAAGAAAAGCAACATAATAAAACTGAAATATGGATAAAGTTGGATAAAACAATCAAAATCCAAAAGTTACATCAATTTGCCGAAAAATACGGAAAAGAGAATTCACTACCAGTCAAGGACGTAAAATCATTGAAAACATTTTTTGTAAGTTGTTTGGAAAAAAATAAATTGAATAAAACCAAAGATGTCACATACAACAAAGAAAGCGGTGAAATATCGGCGATACCATCGCTACATTTCAACCAAGTCGGTCGTAATTTTACGCTAAAAATCACGGATATAAAACGCGTTTCTACATTGAAATCATTAACGCCAAAACGTGTAACAGAAAAAAACAAAGACCCACAATGTGAAGATTCTAATGTAGAATAGTGCATTTTTATTTACAATTTATAAATTATTACATCATTAATAGTGTGAATTTAGTAATTTTTTTTTAAACAAATTATATATATGAATAAATATATATATAATCGAATATTATATATGCCAAAGCGTGAATGTTATTATAGTGATGAGGAATCACTTAGTGATTCGAGTAGTTGTGAAAAATGCGAAAAAAAACATAAATCGTTTTGTTGTGAAAAATGTGAAAAAAAACACCAGCCAAAACGATCTGAAAAATCAAAAAAATGTGAAAAGTGTGACGTATGTGTATGTACTAAAAAACCAAAAAATGAAACACCATCCAATAAAGATAGTGTATGTAAAGATAAAAAAAAGGGTCAATGTATTGTTATTTCTATTAATTAGACTCGCGGTTTGATGGGGTTTTATCTAGTGGTTTGGTTATTTTTGTAATTGCATATTGTCCACAGGGTCCACAATGATCTTCATTGGATAAATCAACTTTTTGATTTGTTTTGGTATTACAGTAGTCGATATTCCATCTTCCTAATGGTTTGATTTCTTGTTTTGATATAATATTTTTTATAATAGACAAAAGTCGTTTCATATATATTATAATAAATACCTTTTATATAGTTTTGTAAATAACAAATAACACATATAGAACAATATTGTAAAATACAATGCGTATTATCGGGCAAAAATTAAAATGTTTTAGAAAATAATTATACAATGATGTTTATATATATAATATCGAGTTATATATGCCAAAATCGGATTGTTATAAACCAGCTGAAGAGTGTCGTCACACATGTGGTGACAGTAGGAAAAGATATAGTTGTCATAATACATCTTCAAAATGTAACAAACCTAATAAACCATATAATTGTCGTGATGGAAAGGATGGCAAAAATGGTATAGATGGCAAGGACGGAAAAGATGGTGAGAAAGGAAAGGATGGTAGAAATGGCCGTGATGGTCGTGATGGAAAAGATGGAAAGGATGGTGAAAATGGCGAAGATGGCGAAGATGGACGTGATGGTCGTGATGGAAAAGACGGTAAGGATGGTAAGGATGGAGAAGATGGTAAGGATGGAGAAGATGGACGTGATGGTCGTAATGGTAAGGATGGTACAGATGGTAAAGATGGGCGCGATGGTAAAGATGGTGAGGATGGACGTGATGGTGAAGATGGTATGGATGGAATGGATGGACGTGATGGTAAAGATGGGCGCGATGGAGAGGATGGATGTAACGGTAAAGATGGTAAGAATGGTTGCGATGGACGTGATGGACGTCATGGTTGTGACGGTGCAACCGGTCCAACTGGTCCACATGGTGAACATGGTTGTAGAGGTGCAGATGGATGTCATGGTGATACCGGTCCTACTGGTCCACATGGTTGTCATGGATCCACAGGAAACCAAGGACCAACTGGTCAAGATGGTGCAACCGGTCCAGTAGGCCCAACTGGACCAACTGGCCCAACTGGGCAAAAAGGACAAGATGGTAAAAATGGAGAAGATGGTGCAACTGGATCAGTAGGTCCAATGGGACAAGATGGTGCAACCGGTTCAGTAGGCCCAATAGGACCAACTGGACAAAAAGGTGATGATGGTTCAACAGGATCAGCTGGCCCAACTGGACAAAAAGGTGATGATGGATCAACAGGATCAGCTGGCCCAACCGGGCAAAAAGGTGATAATGGATCAACTGGCGCAACAGGACCAGCAGGACAGAACGCAGCCATATCATCCATTTTCGTATGGAGTGACCTTTCTCAAAATAATCTCAATGCATCCAAATTTCAATATGTTTATTTTGAGAATGCCCCTATAGGTCCCGTCGGTTCAGGATGGACTACATTTACAGATGCGAGTTTTTCAAATCCAACCGCATTCATAGTTCCAGAATCTGGTTTTTATTTATTGACATACAAACTAGATGTAAGATCTGGTGGAGGAACTCTTCCAATTACATCAACAGATGGAGCAACCGTATTAACTAGAAATGGTAATGCAATTCCAGGATCATCCACATTAGTCGAAGCTCCAGAATCAAACCATATTTATACAATATCCAATACTGTTTTAGTAGACCTAGATTTGAATGATAAGATTTCTTTAATGTTTTGGTCAGAAGATATAGGAACACGCATAGGAGACCCAATCCAATTAACTGGTAAATTACCAAACGGTAATAGTGTACCTGAAGCGACTGCATCCATTGTTTTTACAAAAATAGCATAATTTTATTATATAAAAAAATTGATTTAAACTCTTTTATTCATATATATTTAATAAAATATATGAACAATGATAGTGATTTTGTCCCAGAAACGGAATCAGATGCTAGCTCTGAAAGCGAAACGCAATCTTTTATTGAAATACACGAATCATTCATAGATTTATTAGACGAGGACGATACAATCGAACTGATCGATACAATCTATGAATTATTCGAAGAATATCATCACATATACATTTTATCAATGGCATCGCCAAAGTTTTATTCAGATATGATCGAACATGTAAGTACCGTTATTTATCAAGATATGACGAATGGAAACCTATGTGATCTCGAAGACTATGATGACATCTATGAATTTGTTGAAACCATTATCGACAACTATTTAGACTTTTCACACCACAAACGCCGATCGATTTCATACACTAGTATGTTATCAATGCCAACGATCGACGTCGAAAAACTCCGTACAAAAATCGTCGCACTCCAGAATATTCCACAACCAAAACAGAAAACCGAGGAATGGTACAAATTTCGTTATAATATTATAAGCGCGAGTAATTTATGGAAGGCTGTTAGTACAGAAACCAATGTCAATAGTCTAATATATGAAAAATGCGCGCCATTTTCCATGGCTCAATCAAATTTCGGAAATAATACAAATTCAGCTATGCATTGGGGTAACAAATACGAACCAGTGACTGTTATGGTTTATGAACATATGTATAATACCAAGCTGGGTGAATTCGGTTGTATTCAACATCCGCGACACCGATACATAGGTGCATCACCGGATGGTATCAATATAGATCCATCTAATGACCGTTATGGTCGTATGGTAGAAATAAAAAATATAGTAAATCGTGAAATCACTGGTATTCCAAAGGAGGAATATTGGGTCCAAACACAAATACAGATGGAGACGTGTGATTTAGACGAATGTGATTTCGTAGAAACCCGATTTTTAGAATATTCAAACGATGATGCTTTCCATGAGGACCAAACCCATGAATACAAAGGTGTGATATTATGTTTTACTGAACGTGTTTTGGTAAACCAAATGGCAAAATCGAATGCACCTTTATATGTATATTTGGATGTTGATGCTCCACTTACTAAAGAATCACTCGATGAATGGAGACAACAACAAAAAGAAATACAAAAAACCAACAATATGGTGTTGTTCGATACACATTATTGGTATTTAGAAGAATTTTCATGTGTTTATATTCCAAGAAATAGGGAATGGTTTGAAGACGCCATACCGAAAATACATGATATATGGAATACGATTTTGAAAGAACGCGTTGAAGGATATGAACATAGAGCACCCAAAAAAAGACTTGCAAAAAATCAAATAGATGTTTCTATTAATAGTGATTCAACTAGTTATAGCGTTAAAAATATGCCGGTTATGAATACGATGTGTTTGATTAAATTGGATGAAAATGGGAATACCATTTGATATGGGTATTTAGAAATATTTTGTCAATATATGATATAGCAATTTTTTTATAAAATGGTAAAACGTAATAGTAAAAGTAAAAAACAAAGAGGAGGTACTGGTACTGAAAATATTGTTAAACCTACAAGTACCGGGACATCATGGTCATTAATGCCAAAATTTGAATTACCAACAATGTTTTCGTCATCAAATGAACAAAATAAACAAAATGAACAAAATAAACAAAATGAACAAAATGGTGAAAACACTCCTACTGTTCAAAAACCAATTTGGAAATTTTGGGGAGGAAAAAAATCCAAAAAGTCCAAAAAAACCAAGCACACCAAGAAATCCAAAAAATCTAAAACCCAAAAACACCACTAAACGCTCAATAATGCAAGTTTATACAATATAAACAATATTATATAAACAATACTATACTATACAAAACAATATAAAAATTATTTTGTAATATTATTAAATACATAGTTACAAAATGTCTTCACAAAACACAATCGACGAAGAAATGTATGTTACAAAACGCAGTGGAACTCGTGAGATAGTGTCATTTGATAAAATTTTAAATCGAATAAAAATACTAGGTCAAGAAGGCAACATAAAACAACTCAATTATACGAGTTTAGTAATGAAAGTAATCGACCAAATCTATGACGGTATCTCGACAACAAAAATCGACGAGCTTTCAGCAGAACAATGTGCAGCAATGGCATCGATCCATCCTGATTATAATGTGCTAGCAGGACGTATCATCGTATCAAATCATCAAAAAAACACATCAGAATCATTCAAAGACGTTATGACCGAGCTTTATCAATACCGCGACAAGCACGACAAGCAATCACCAATAGTAACCGAGCAAATCTACGAAATTGCCAACAAATACGAAGCCGAAATCAACGCGAAAATCGACTATAACCGTGATTATTTGATCGATTTTTTCGGTTTCAAGACATTAGAACGAGCATATTTGATGAAAATCGACCGAAAAACTGTCGAACGTCCACAGCATATGTGGATGCGTGTTGCCATTGGTATTCATGGAGATAATCTAGATCGCGTATTCGAAACCTATGATTTTATGTCTAAAAAGTACTTTACGCATGCTACACCGACCCTTTTCAATGCAGGGACACCACACCCACAATTAAGTTCATGTTTTTTGTTGGCGATGGAAAGTGATAGTATCGAAGGTATTTATAATACTCTTAAGGATTGTGCAATGATATCAAAATGGGCAGGAGGTATCGGATTACATGTACATAATATTCGTGCATCTGGCAGTCATATCCGTGGAACAAATGGACAATCGAATGGTCTCGTTCCAATGTTAAAAGTTTTTAATAACACTGCAAAATACGTTGACCAAGGAGGCGGCCGGCGTAATGGTTCATTCGCTATCTATCTAGAACCTTGGCATGCGGACATAGAAATGTTCCTTCAAATGCGTAAAAACCACGGCGATGAAGAACTCAAAGCACGTGACCTGTTCTATGCTTTATGGATTCCCGATTTATTTATGGAACGCGTCAAGGCAGATGGACAATGGACATTGATGTGTCCTGATGAATGCCCTGGATTAGCAGACGTCTACGGAGATGATTTCAATAAATTATACACAAGCTATGAAACCGATGGGCGTGGACGTAAAACAGTCAAGGCACGTGAGTTATGGTTTCAAGTATTAGACGCCCAAATGGAAACAGGTACACCGTATTTGTTGTATAAAGATGCATGTAATAAAAAATCAAATCAAAAAAATCTTGGCACCATCAAGAGTTCAAACCTCTGTGTTGCGCCAGAAACATTAATATTAACTGACAAAGGACATATGGAAATACAAACATTGAAAGGACAAAAGATCAATGTATGGAATGGTAATGAGTTCAGTAATGTAGAGGTTTTTCAAACAGGAGAAGATCAAGAATTACTAGAAGTAGAAACCGACGATGGATGTAAGCTCACTTGCACACCTTATCACAAGTTTTTTATTCAAAAATCATACAGTAAAAACTCAGTGGAAACAGTAGAAGCAAAAGACTTGAAAGAAGGTGATAAAATTATGAAATGCGAGTATCCAGTTATAGATGGTAATGAAAAAATGATTTATCCATATACACATGGATTTTTCTGTGGTGATGGAACATATTCCAATGATCATATGGAAAATAAACCATGTAAATTCCGTTGTTTGGATGGTCATTATTATTGTAAAAGACATATTGATTTTGAAACAGAACATAGTTTAGAAAAATTGGCAAATGATGATACGATTAGTAAAACACATTGTAATGCGATGTCTTATGCTAAGAAGCCACTAATTTATTTGTATGATGAAAAGAAACAACTTATTGACCATATGGAATTCAGAGGAACATATGAAAATGGAAATCATACTGTACTGCAATTACCATTAGACATTAACGAAAAATTCTTTGTGCCATTGAATTGTTCTTTGGAAAACAAATTAGAATGGTTCGCTGGATATTGTGATGCGGATGGAACAATCGCTATCAATCAACATAACAAACAATTACAAGTATCCTCCATTAATTATAACTTTTTATCAAAAACAAAAATGATGTTACAAACATGTGGTATCAATCCAAAACTAAAAAAGGCACGCGAAAGTTCAACAAGTTTTTTACCAGACGGAAAAGGAGGATACAAAAATTATAATACACAGCCGGTTTATAGATTACTTATTACATCGTTTGATTTAGATAAATTAGTAAACATAGGTTTTGCACCAAGACGTTTGAAAATAAATTCTGATAAATTACCAAATCGTTCAGCAGGACAATTTATAAAAATAAAATCGGTAATCAATAATGGACGACGTGATGCAACTTATTGTTTTACAGAACATAAAAGACATGCTGGTATATTCAATGGTATTTTGACATCACAATGCACGGAAATTCTGGAATATTCAGACGAAACCGAAACCGCCGTTTGTAACTTAGCCAGTATCGCCCTTCCAACATTCGTCGACACATCCAACCCAGAAAATCCAATATTCGATTATGAAACACTCCATAAAATAGCCAAAATTGTGACATACAACCTCAATAAAATCATCGATGTCAATTTTTACCCAACAGAAAAAACCCGCCGTAGTAATATGCGCCATCGTCCAATCGGTATTGGAATACAAGGTTTAGCCGATGTATTTATGCTAATGAATCTTGCATTTACCAGCGAATCCGCAAAACAAATCAACAAAGATATATTCGAGACCATTTATCATGGTGCATTGGAACAATCTTGTGAAATGGCTAACTGCGACGGTCCATATGAAACATTCGAAGGTTCACCTGCATCTCAGGGAATATTACAGTTTGATATGTGGAACACAGCACAACCACAAGCCAATGACCGTTATGATTGGACCGCACTAAAAACCAAGATCCAACAACATGGACTCCGTAATTCTCTTTTGATGGCACCAATGCCAACAGCATCGACCTCACAAATTCTAGGTTTCAATGAATGTATCGAGCCAATCACATCGAATATTTATAATCGTCGTACCCTAGCAGGTGAGTTTATTTTAGCCAATAAATACTTGATGAATGATCTCATCAAACTAGACCTCTGGAATGAAAAAATCAAAAACAATATTATAGCAAACCATGGTTCGGTACAACATATCGAAACCATACCGAAGGAAATACGTGAAAAATACAAGACGGTTTGGGAGATACCGATGAGGACACTGATCGATATGGCAGCGGACCGTGGCGTTTATATTTGTCAGAGCCAGAGTTTGAATTTATGGCTAGAAGATCCAAATTATAGCACGTTGACATCGATGCATTTTTATTCGTGGTCGAAAGGCCTGAAGACGGGAATATATTATTTGAGACGTAGAGGGCGCCATCAAGCACAACAATTTACGATCGAACCAGAGAAAAAAGATTTAGGTGAAAATAATAATATGGAAGAGGAAATTTGTGAAATGTGTAGTGCATAGTTTTTGATATTTATAAATAAAAATATGTGGGTATTATATATTGTTTGATTATAGATGTCAAGTATTCAAAGTAATAGAAGTATTAATTCAATTTTAAAAGAAAAGTTTGAAATGCAAAAAATAAATGATGAAGTAGTAGTAGTGACTGAAGAAGAAGCATTAGATGAAATTAAAAAAATAAATATAATTATCAATGATGGATTTACAAGTATGATACAAAAAACTGATGAAGATAAATTATTAGAAATACTTGCTCTTTTAAAAGAATTTGGTGGTTATCTTGGAGCTGCACTTGTTTTGTCAATAACAACATATTGTTTAACAACAGAAGGTACTATTCAAGACTTAATAATAGAATTACCTAATATGGTAAATAATATAGTTAAAAGTGCTATTCCGGAAGCAATTCAATTAGGTAATGTAGCTATTCAACATACAACAAGTTCATTATTCTCACGTGCTTTACTTGGTTATATAAGTGGTAATCCTAACAGTTTTTTTGGTGATATCAAAATATTACAAAATACAGCAATTGGAGTTGTAAAACAAGTTAATGATAAAATTCTTGACTTACCTAAAAATGATAATACTATGAGAAATGCGATCTTGGAAAATAAAGCTGGTTTTAATATAACTAAAAAAATTAAAGATATTTTTAAATTTCCTTTAGTTGAAAAAATAAACCAAATAATCCAAGTTCCTTCTTTGATTTGGAAAAGAGATGGTAATAAAATTATTGCAAGACTTTACAATTTTTATTCAAATGTTAGAGAAGTTGTTGGAAATGTTTTTAGGAGTGATGACAGTTCTTTCAGTATTGGTTCTGAAAAAACCCCCAGTAAAGATTCAATTGAAGATTCAATGAATAGTATAGTAGTATCATTAACCAATAAATTGGAATCGAAATCACAAGAAGTTAGTAGTAAAAAAAACAATGATGAAGAAATTAATATTCAAGGTATTACTGGTAATATGATTTTGATTTCTGAAAATATAACAATAACAAATACTTCACCAAATACTTCACCAAAAAAAATAAAGCTTGATGAAACAGTTGCTCCAGAAAGCGTAACCGAATTAAAACAAATTTTATCTGAAGCAATAGACACAATAGTAAATCACCCGGACACAATAGTAAATCACCCGGTAAAAGATAATGATGATGATGATGATAACAAAGATAATGGTACGGTTGTTTCTTCTTTAACTTTAACAAATAGTTTTGATGGAGATAGTTTTGATGAATCAAATGATAATAGAGGAGGTTCAAAAAGAAAATCCAAAACCTCAAAAAAATCATCCAAACGCACCAAACACGCCAAAAAAACCACCAAACACGCCAAAAAAAACACCAAGCGCGCCAAAAAATCCAACAAACACACCAAAAAACACTAATCATCCAAGATAATATTTAGATAACCCTTAAATATTATCAAATCAATATTTTATCACAACAAAAAAATATACAATATATACAAATCCGCCCACTGACGCACACTCTATACCAAAAGTCCACCATCGAAACTATGACGCATCTTCAAATAACAACGTAAACAGACTAAAACATCCATCATCGAATTATGAAGCCCATCTGGGTTCTCACCAAAAAGCGCAAAATACAATTCGCTAAGTTTCGGCCATTTTTTATATTTTTTTTGCATAGGTTCCTGCTGCTGTAATACATGCATCAAAAGTGGGTGCATACTACTAGCGGCATCAATATTAATAGTGTTTGGTGAATCCACCTCACAAAAATTTGTACCACGCTTCATAGTACAATAACGTTCAATACGATTTACTTTTTCATAAATCGTATTGAAAATAGTAGAACAATATGGCATCTTTTTCATGATTTCCTCACGGTTACGTTCGATTTCATACAAAACCATTTGTGTATCAAAATCAATATTATGAGCGACTATTTCGTCACACCAAAAATACGCATTATAAAATTCATCGAGAACACTCAAAATATCCATTCCACGATCACATTTTTCACGAGTAGCTCCAGTAAGACCCGTAATAAACTCAGATATCTCGATGTTTTGTGGAATATTTACATAAGAATCGAAACGTTTTATGATACGACGGTCTTGTAAATCATACATTACAAAACTCAACTGTATTATATGTGGCTGTTGGTCTACTGGCGCATTTTTCTTTATTTTGTCGGTGGTTTCTACATCAAAAACCATAAAATTACGTTTATATTTAGGGGCATTTATAACACGATTTGCCATTGTCGAAAATTGATTGATTGATTGACTGAAATTGGAAACCCATAAAACAAGTTCAATTTTTTTATATCGAAATATCATACAATTCATTACAAATGGCTCTCAGTCTATGATGGTATTCAGTGATTTTTTGGACATGGCACTTATCGACAAATTCGATCAAATCATAATTCGCCATGAATTCCGCGCGTAATATATAATCTATATTACATCCAACCAAGGTTCTCAAATACGTATCATGAATATAGACATCCATGTTCTCATGCAAATACTGATTCCAATAAATGACATAATCAGCCCATTCTTGTACACGTTCTCTGGGTGGCGCTGGTTCTAGATTCGTATATTTATGTTGATTCGATTTAATGAATCCAGTGATACTATCGGAATTGTTCTCGACACGATAATTATAATAAGGTTCAGTAACACGCGCGAACAACTTGTTTGGTCCAGAACGCCTCAAATATTCGCCAAACAAAACGTCACAACAGCGGTCATCAATTATATCGGGATATTTCGATAATTTTGCGTAAAAATCCACCAGCATTTGGATATGCACACAGTAGCACCAATATTCATGGCGCTGTTCGCGATGTTCCTTACCAAATGTGCTTTCGTATAATCCGACCAATTGTTTAGGATCATGGGGATTTACAGTATTGAGATCGCCTATTTCTTGAAGACCTTTAGCAATAATATTTGCAAAATGAAGGGCACGATTGGGCTCATAAGTATCGTCATCGTCGATGAACATGAACCATTCATGGACGCCGGTCAATTCATTGACTAAATATTCTATATGTCGCATTTGTGGGGTTTTTGAGCCCTTGATATGAATGGTGATACGTTTTGCAGCTTTTAGTTCGTCATTGGAGACAATGGACGCGATGGTTTGATCTTTGAGTTCAGCTGTAGCGAATGAGATAGATAGATGAACGACGATGGGGATAGTTTGATGGACCAATGACAAAAGACATTCCATGAGATAGTTTATACGTTTTGGATTTGAAATATGAGAACCTATTAGTATACAGAATGAATTGATCGATATGGACATGAGTTTAGGATGTATTGATATATGTTTTTGAGAAATACAACGATTTGTTATTTTATTTTATTTAGTAGTAGGACAATAAAAGATATAAATATATTTTATATATTTTTATTAACTAATGTCAGAAGAAAACCCCATTGTATCTTATAAGTTAATTGAACAAACTATTGAATATAAAGGTAGATTAGAAAAACTAGTAGAAGATTATAAATTTATATTGTTTCATTATGAAATTTATAAAGATGAAAATGGAGTTCAAGACATCCAAATAACTAGTATAGAAGCTTTATATAATCTGGATTATAAAGATAATAATCATGATGACACTATAACATTTAATAAAATTACATATAAAAAAAAAATGGATATTGACGATATAATAAAAAATAAATATTATAATATTTTGATGAATATCGATAAACCAGAAAAAGGATATCACAATTCATCAAAAGATCCACCTTATATTATAAATAATAATAGTGTAAATGATGAAATAAATAAATATCTTTTAAACGAAAAAGATCGTATATGTAGCAGAAAAATATGTAGTTATATTGAAATAATTAAAAAAACAAATACATACATTAAATACAGAGATTGTAAAGATAAACCGAATAGTATTGAATCTTTTATTCAATTAATGAATGACACAATGAATATACCATTTATATACAAATTGAATACTTTAGATAACCGTTCATACGAAGCTTTATTTAATTCTTTTAAAAAAGCTGATGATAACGGCGTTAATGACTTTATAAATTGTTTTGAAGAAAATAAAGAAAATAAAGAATGTGATAATATAGGTGAAGAAATAATATTAACATCATTTAATATTTATTATAAAAAAATTATCAACTATAATCCAAGCGTTTTTGTATCTTGGATTAAAAATTTAAAAATAGAAAAAATAATAAATAATGAAATTAAATCTGAAAATAAATCTGAAATTATTAATTATATTCAAACTATAACAAATGAATATTTAAAACCACAAGATATCAATATACTGAATGTAGTATATTATTTGAATTTTTTAATAAATTATATCAAGGATTTATCAAACAAAAAACAAATAGGTGATGATTCTTTGAATATAATTTTATTAGGAATTATCAACCATATAATTGATCCTTATTTAATAAATAATATTAGTCATTTTTATTATATTTATGAAAAATTTTTTGAAAATTTGAATGAAAAAAATAAACAATCATTCATAAACTTTGATAAACGTTTCAATGAAATACTAGAAGAAAAAGTGAATAATAGTATAATAACTTATTTAAAAATAAGAAATGACAATCACAATAGTAAAACATTCAACAAAAGTAGATTCCCTAGTATTTCATATGATCAACAACTCACAAAATTATTGGTTGAATATAACTCAGATGACAAATATTATGATGAAACAAAAGACGATATAGTTGATACTGATAAAAAATATTTATTTGGTGAATTTACTAAAATTTTCTTACCAAAGACCACAAACAAAGAAATATCTCAAGATATGACGAATATTATTAATAAATTAGACGAAGGAAACCCATTATTTATGTTAGGATATGGTGCAAGTGGTGCGGGTAAAACTTCGGCATTGATATATCACAAGAATGCAATTGATGAAGAACAAAAACCTGGTGTTATAATTCATTTATGTAATTTGTTGGCTGGAAAAAAATATGGTTATACCAATATCGAGTTACAATATTCTGAATTTTATTATAAAACCGCTGCTGGTAAGCGTTATGACCCAGTTGAAATAAAAAATGACAATCGAAATGATAATCAAAATGACAATCAAATAACAAACGTATATCCTATTAAATTTAAATATGAAAATGATGGTTTTTTTTCAGAAAGCGAATACACACACAACATTATACATGATTATAGATTTGAAAATATGGATGAAAAATTTATAGATGGTATTAAAGGAGAATATGGTAAGAAAACAAAAAAATTTGATGCGGGAACACCACTAGGTAAAATAATTATAAACTTGGTAGATACTGATAGATTTGTAAAGGCAACTACAAATAACCCAAATAGTTCTCGTAGTCATACACTTGTTTTTCTAAAATTGAAGAAAGATGGTCGTGATCCTAAAGAAGCAAATATTGTTGTGGGAGATTTTGCAGGCGTTGAAAACAAATTTGATTGTGGTAATCCAGAGGTATTGAATAAATTTTTGAACAGAAAAAGAGAAGATAATGATTCGGAAGTAACTGATAAATTATTTTATAGTCATAATGCTATAACAAATAATAACGAAGGTATATTAGATCCAATAGATAATACTGATTCATTTGCAGCTGAAAAAATGCCATTAATAGAATCAATTAATCTCAATGAAAATAAAACGTACGACTTTGATGAAATAGATAAAAATGATGAAAGAAATAAGACATTTCTAAGTGATAAACCAAGTATAGATATAGGATTTATGAAAAAATATGTTCCGTTTATTCGTAAATATGTTGGTGCATTGGTTTTGAATGGATCAGGCAATTATAAATCAAAACAATGGATTGAAGATAAAAAAACTACTGAAAGTGGAATACAAAATATAGAAGAGGCTTATGAAAAAAGTAAAGATATAGAAACAGCATTAAATAAATTGTTGATATTTTTTAATTTAAATGAAATTAAAAAAAAAATTATCAATAATAAAATCAACCAAGAAATAGAAGATATTGAAATATATATAAGTGAAAAAAAATCTGATATTCAAAAATTGGAAAATGATTTATTCACTATAACAAAAGATTTGAATAAATTGATTGAAACAAATGATGAAATCAAAGAAATAAATGAAGAAATAGAGAATAATAATGAATATTATTATATGATCAAAAACGTAATTTATGATATTGTAACTAGAACAAGTAGTGATACAAAGTATCAAGATTTTACTGACATTAGTGATACTGATATGTTAAATAATAATATATCAAATATAAGTAATGGACTTAATCAAAACAAAACAATAGGTGTAACAGCAGTTAAAACTAAATTTGGAATTAGTATAAATGCTGTTACATTCATTGAACAAGTAAAAGAAGCAACAAAACAAATTTTGTATAAAAAAGAAAGGTTTTATGAATTAATAAATAAAAATAATGAATTAATAAATAAAAAAAATGAATTAATAAATAAAAAAAAAGCACTAACGAAAAATGTTATTGAATCAAAAAAAAATGAAATTGACAAATTAATTGATCCCTTTTTTATTAATACTAATAATAATAAAATAAATTCTGATAATATTACTATTTTAAATAATAAAATCAATGAAAAAATAAAAGAAACAAATTCTGAATTAGAAACAAAAAAAAACAACAAATTAGAAACATTGTCAAAAGAATTAGCTAATAAAAAAACGGTTTTAACAAAAGAATTAGCTACTAAAACTGCTGAATTTGCTGAAATAACAAATATAACAGAAAATTTTGAGAATGCATTTAACAGTGATATTGATCCTAAAAATGTAATACAGAATAATATAAAAATGATAATTGGTCTAGATGAAACACCAGATATTTTAAAGTGTTTAGATATCGCGGAAAATATAAAATTAAAACAATTATCACTATACATATTTGAAAACGAATTAAGATTACTTATTGACAATGAGTCAACACTTCTAAAAAAATTATTAGAATTCTTAAAAACTATGGAAATAGAAAACTTTAATAGACAACAAGGCATAAAAGAGATATGTGAAAATCGTTTAGTCGAAGGAGAATATATAAACGATTCATTATTCGAAGTAAGAAATACTATTAAAACCATCCTATATGAAAAAAATAATGGTAAAAACATATCACCAAGGTTTATTGATGAATGTTTTGATCAGTATTGCCCAAACCATGAATATTGTTTCAGTAGTAAAAAAGAAGAAGATACAAGAATAAAATCTGAAGCTAAGTCTGATGCTAACTCTGATGCTAAGTCTGATGCTAAGTCTGATGCTAACTCTGATGCTAACTCTGATGCTAACTCTGATGCTAAGTCTGATGCTAAGTCTGATGCTAACTCTGATGCTAACTCTGATGCTAACTCTGATGCTAAGTCTGATGCTAAGTCTGATGCTAAGTCTGAAAGAGAACTTACTGATATTTTTGGAAAAATATATGATGTCTTATATAATGATAAAAAAAAACCTATAACCGAAATGTATAAAGAAATTATTGTAAGTGTATTTTGTGTATTCAATATATCAAAAAATGCTAATAATCCACCTTCTGTTCCATATATTGATATAAACGATTTGAAATACATATATAATTTTAAAATTAACGATACAGAAAATTTAATAAATTGTTTAAATCAAGCATTCAATGATATTACCATAAAATATGAATCAAAAGTAAAAAAAGATTTATCAGAAATAGGGATAACAAACAAGAAAACCCTTAAACCAGAAATAAAAGACATGAAAATAGTTTATGCTATTAAAAAAATTATTGAAAATAAAGCAGAATATTTTTATACTAATAATACACAAGGTAAATTTTTAGATAACATGAAAATAGTTGTAAAAGAATTTATCGATATGATAGATAAAAGTAATGCAATATCCGCAATTGGAACATTGGAATTTTTAGATCAATTAGCAAAATTCAATAAGGTTTCAAATATTTGTCGAGCAGATTTTGATTCAGAAACAAGAGATACTATTTTTACAAGAAATATGATAAAATTATATGAAAATGATATTTAGTGAGATTTTATAGCACTTTGAAATCGCCCAATATAGAATAATATGTTTTGAATAAGCTTTGTTCAATTTATTTAGATTATTAATATATATATTTATATTAATAATGAATTTACAAGAGAAAATAAAATTACTACATGATAATTTAATAAAAAATATTATAGAAAAAAAAAAATTAGACGAAAAAAAAAAAAAAGATGAAATAAAAAATAAAAAAAAAAAAAAAAAGAAGATGAACTCAAAAAAAAAGAAGATAAACATAAACTTGAATTAGAAAAAATGTCAAAAATTATTAAAGAGTTGAATGATCGAATCATCAAAGAATTTTCAAAATATAAAAAACAACATTTCGATGAAATAGCAATTATAATAAACGCAGTAGAAAAACATTTGAAAATACAGGAAAATCTAACAAAATTTAAAAGATTAAATAGATTAAATGCACCAAGACAAATATCAAAGCAACTATTATCAAACCACCCAGATAATGTAGATCTAGATGATTTTACTAATGATCCTGATTATCAAGAATATCACAAGCAAAAGCAAATTCAAAACCAAGAAGATATAGTAAATATTATCAAAGAAATAGATACTGGAACTACTACAGAAATAAAAGATTCAGGAGAAATAACTACTATAATCAATTCTGTAGAACCGCATATTAAAACAGAAGAAGAACGAGAACTCAAAGAACGAGAACTCAAAGAACGAGAACTCAAAGAACGAGAACTCAAAGAACGAGAACTCAAAGAACGACAAGAACAATCACAAGAAATAACTACTATAATCAAAGCTATAGACACCCCACCATCAACAACTGAAACTACACCAACATCAACAACTGAAACTACACCAACATCAGACGAACCCGAAGAAATAACCGGGATAATCAAAGCTATAGACACCCCACCATCAACATCTGAATCTACACCAAAACCAGACGAACCCGAAGAAATAACCGGCATAATCAAAGCTATAGACCCACCACTGCCACCATCTAGATCAACGTCACCATCACCATCATCTGAATCTACACCAAAACCAGACGAACCCGAAGAAATAACCGGCATAATCAAAGCTATAGACACCCCACCATCAACATCTGAAACTACATCAACATCTGAAACTACATCAACATCTGAATCTACACCAAAACCAGACGAACCCGAAGAAATAACCGGGATAATCAAAGCTATAGACACTCCACCATCAACATCTGAAACTACATCAACATCTGAATCTAAACCAACATCAGACGAACCCGAAGAAATAACCGGGATAATCAAAGCTATAGAATCCTATATAAAAAAAGAACAACCAATAACAAACGAAAACGAAGAATTATTCAGCATAATAAATGCAGTAGAAACCCACATAAACCTACAATCAAAAATAGGTAAAATTATTGATATTATCAATAAAATAAATGAAATAGAAAACAAAGACCAAAAACCAGAACCAGAACCAAACCCAGACCAAGACCAAGACCCAGACCCAGACCAAGACCCTAACACTAACCCTAACACTAACCCTAAACCTAACCCTAACCCTAACCCAAATCCTAACCCAAATCCTAACCCTAACCCTAACCCAAACCCTAACCCAAACCCTAACCCAAATCCTAACCCTAAACCTAACCCAGACCAAGAAATAATAGAAATAATAAAAGAAATTTATATGGGTAAAACGCCAGAGATCAGTATAGACGTAAATACATTATATGAAGGTATTACATTTATATCACACGCATTAATAGCAATGAATACAGATATGATAGAAAATTTATTAAACCAAGGAGCAGACATAAATGCAGGCACCCCTACATTTTTAGAAATATTGGAATTTTATGCAATTATTTATAAGAAACAACCATCATATAAAGGTCCAATAGATAAACAAACACAAGCAAAAATAGATCAACTACAAAACGAAAAAAATCTATTAAAACAACGTATAGAACAATTGACTCCAGAACTAGCTATAGCAAAAGATTCAGAAAAAATAGAAGAAATGAATAAAACGATAGCTGGATTAAACGAAACAATAAAACAAAAAGATGATGAAATAATTGAATTAAAGAAAAATGCAGAAAGACAAGCAGCAGAAAGACAAGCCGCAACACAAACTACAGCAACACAAGGTACAACACAAGGTACAACACAAGGTGAAACAACTAAAATAGAACCAAAAACATGTCCAGAAGGTGAAAATATTGTAAAGTTAGGTACAATAAATAACACTAGTGAAATATGCTATGATATACAAAACCAAAAATTTGTATAAAAACATCAAATAGTCTATTACAAATAAATACTTTGTAATAGTCAAATAAATATAAAGTCTTTTTATCAATATAAATAAAATGTCGAAAATAGTAATGGCAAATATCAAAATGCCTATTTCTGTCAATAATGGTAAATTACAACCCATGTCAGAATACATAAAAATTACCGTAGAAAAATGCGATGAATTACCCGAAAAAAACAAAGACAATGATGGTTCTCTTATGTCACAAATCGATAAAATATTATCTCAACAAAATGAAGAACCAGAGCCACCATCACGTGACATCGAACCAATAACGAAATCACTCATTGTTTCATTAGATGAAATTCAAAACAACCGCCCCATCAAATCTCGACAAAACATGTCATTCAAAAATAAATCCAACAGATCGATACTAAGATACACAATGAAAAACCGGTCATCTAGTTCAGATACATCGGACGCTGACCATTCTCTACAACAAGAGGTTGAGGAATAATAACAGGAAGACGGTCAATAACGTTCAAACTTTTGATAGGATTGAATTCAGGTACAACGGGACCCTTTGGTTTTACTAAATTGGTTGTACCAATACCAAATAGTTCGGATTCGACATCGCAATAATTGGCACAAAGGGTTTCACGAGGGTTTTTACCGGCCAAAAGACCATCACCTGCCAAATAGTTTTCAAAAGCATAGGTAGATGATCTCATTGTCTTGTATGCATCAATATGTGTATTTATGTTTTGTTCAAGTTTATAATCACCAGGAGTGTTTTTATTTCTAGTAGAGGACATTTTAATATATAGATATATTTTTTATACCATAAATATACATGTAAATAAATAGCGTAAAAATATTCATCCGAGTTTTTGAATCATTGTCTGGTATTCTTGGGATGACTCGGTGAATGCAGTTGGGTGATGTTCAAACAACACAATACATGAATGAAAATATTTGAAATAATCATAGGAGACACATACGGCTAGACCTATTTCGTTGTCCATAGATATCATTTTTGCAGCGGCATTTTGATAGATGGTTTTGAAAAGTGGGTGGGCTTTGGTTTTGTCATAGATGGTGTCGAGTCCTTTGGACATAGCGGTTTCGTCGTAGGACATTTCGTCGATGGTTTCTTCATCCCAATCTTGTTGGATATTTTGAGAACAATTGGTAGGGTTCATGTTGAAATAGTTACGAATGCATTGGCGGTATTCGGTGTTGTTTGTATAGTTCATACCATAGATATGAGGAAGTATTTATATTTATATGTATAAATATAAATTTATCAGGTTAGTGGTTTAGTGTCTTCTTGTTTTTTTGGATTTTTTTCCGCCCTTTTTGCATTTCTTTGATTTTCTTCCACCAATTGTATGTTTGTTTCCACCCTTTTTGTATTTTTTAGATGAACGACGTTTTCTGCCACCTTCTAGTCCTTCTCCTTGTTTTACAGTCCAATCTTTACCATTTGCATTGTATATATCACCGTTTTTGGTAACTGTAAAAGAATCACCAGTATTAGTTGTAAATATTGTTCCATCTAAAGTTCCTGTAATTTCTTCATTGCCTGATACTAAAGTAATTGACATTATTTATTGATCTATATAATAAACCCACAAAATAATTTGAATCAAATTCTCCTAAATATTTTTTAATCCATCAATAAAAATCTAAACGAACATCCTAAATATTATTAGATTTTATTGATATTATTGATATTATTGATAGTATCGTCATCTATTAGAACTACAAAATATTTTTCATTGATATCTGTTATGGAATAACCTTCTAGATTCATGACGATTTTTTTATTTTGCCAAAATTCTGTTATAGTAATGTCGGCATTTTGGAAGATTGAATTATTAGTAGGTGTAACTTCAGGTTCTGGTGCTGGTGCTGGCACAGGATCGATAATGTCTGCAAACAAATATTTTTGGTTGTTTTTTGTTATGATATAACTGGTTTTTATAAAAAATTCTGTCATTTTGGTTTTAGTACTAGGAACACTAATTTTAGTTTCAGCACTACTACCAGTGCCAGTACCACTACTACCACTGCTACTATTAGATCCATCGATCGCACCTACAACGCCAACAATTTCGTCACTATATTCAACTGGTGTACTAGTACTGCTAGTGCCACTACTGTTAGATCCATCGACCGCACCTACAACGCTAACAACTTCGTCGCCATAGTCATTGGTTGTACTAGTACTGCTAGTGTCACTATTAATAAAAACATCGATTGCTTTTATAATATTTGCAATTTCAATATTTGTAGTTTCTTCTTCATTATCATTATCATCATTAGTATCTTTTGATTCTTCATGTCCTAGATTTGTATTTGGAAAAAATTTTTTGTATTTTTTCAAAGCATTTTTGAATTGGTTTTCATATTCAATAGGACAATAATGTTTTTTCAAATCATAATGTGTTGATCCATCTGAATTACAAAAAATATATGGATAATAAAATACCCCATTATTATCTTGTTGTAAAATAGAATGCCCTTTGAATTCAGGATTCTGTTTAGGATAATTAACAAAAAATGGATACAAATGCGCTTCAACAGTTGTAGATTCTGTAATTGTTAAATTAAACGAATCAGTGTTTGTTTTAGTTCGAATGATATAACAATTCAAATCAAAAAACTTGGCCAAAGTTCTAAATTCTCTATCTGTTCCATAGGTCTTGTCTGTCGCCATGTTATTTATGTAGTTTTCATTTAATGTCTCATTTTCTTGCATACCAACGAAAATCTCACGTTCAATATCTGTACTATCTTTAAAATATGTATTCAAAAAATTTTCTTTTATTTTTTCGTCAGCCTTAATATAATCATTGTATATATTAGTAACAATTTCTCGCAATTTTTTTGATTTTTCTGGTATGTATTTTAGATAATTTTCTTCATTCAATTTAAAATGTTCTGTTTTGATAGTTGTTGAATTATTTTTTATTATTATTTGGTGTTCTTTTTTATTATTACCATAATATTTATAATAATTATATGGATAAAATATTTGTGCAAAAGCATTGAACAAACAATTACCATCCCCATGATTTTTGAAATAATATTCGTCATTATAGTTGATAGAATAATATTCGGGATCTTTAAATTGAGAACAAATCCCACCCAAATAATAATAATTGATTTTATATTCTTTGTTTTCAACCTTATTTTTTATAATAAAAAAATCATCTTTTTTTATTTCAAAAACTTTTTCACCTATTTTTAATTTTTTTATTTTAGATACTACATTATCAACTTCAGTTTCTTTAGGTATTTCATTATTATTAGTATCAATATATATATTTATAGTATTTTTATCTTCTTCATTTTCATTTTTAATTTTAATAAAATTATCAATATTAAATACTATATGTTTTGATTCAAAATTCAAATAAATATAATTCAAAAATATATCAAAATCAGGGTATTTGCTATATATTTTTGTTTCATCATTGTTTATATCTATATGTCTGTAAAGAATATGTGCTGAAATATTTATTTCTTTGCCTTTATTATCTTTTACTTGAATATTTTCTGGGATTTTGAAATCGAATTTAATACCATTGAATTCTTTAGTTACATGATTTTCTTGAGTATATGTTGGATTGTTGTATAAAAGACCAAAATTAATATCAATTGTATATGTATCCATTTTTATATAAATATATATACAAATATATTTATATTCTATTATTTGCGATTACTTTTTGCGTCCAAGGGTTTTTCTATTAGAACGGCGGTGTTTACGTCTATTGGTTTTGCGTTTTTTACCACCGTATGCAAGATCTACACCATCAATTGGGTATTTATTTATTGCCCAAGCATTACCTGTCCCGATATTAATTACATAAAATTTTTTTCCTGCAGAAGCACTATCATTATCCTTTATAAAAATATTATCATCGGTTGTAGCCGGTTTATAACCAATTTGTGGTAATAATCCGATTAATACATCTTTTGATTCTTGGACACTAATAGGAGTAAGTGGGTTAGCGGCTATTTTTTCAAAAACCTCTTTTAATTTTTCTATATTTAATATTTCATCAGCTTTTGATTCTTCTATATCTTTTGAATCAACTTTTATTTTCAGTAAACTCTCTTTATCAAATGATGTCACCACGCCATCTGTTTTAATTTGAATTATCTTCAAACAACTTTCTATAAATTTATAAACAGGTTCAGCACTCATTATTCAAAAATCAAATATATATATTACAAACAAAATAATATATATTTATATCAACTCTCCTAAAATACTCCACTAGGTCTATTATTTTTTACTAAACCATCATCGCCTGCCATATCCCTAGTTGCCATTCCTCCGCGTGTCCATCCATCTAATGCGGCTTCTTGTACTGTGTTCTTCGGATCCTTGACAAAGTTCTCCATTTTACTATCCATTGGATACAAACTATAAGGAGCGAACGATTTCTCCATAATAGTAGACACACTCTTCTTATCACTTACTACCTCACCTTGTAATAGCTGTGATTCCAACGCAGGATCAGCACTACCTCTACCTAAATAAGGAACAGTCAAGAATGGCCTCTCAAATAACTGAAGTTTTTCTAAAGGTCTCTCTTGTTCAGCATTGATCAAAAGAGCAGAATCAACAACGACCGCATTTGCACTCAACCCATCACCACGGGCAACACCACTAAAATTCATAGTAGGTTGTTGGACAGCAAAATTCACATGACTATCGGAAGTTATTTCACTATAAAAATTCGATAAAGTATAGTTAGCAAATCGTGTATTATAAACGTTTTTTTGTGATTGGTCAGTAACATCATTACTTAAATTACCCATATTATTAAATGTATAAGGACTCAAAGTTGCCATTTGTCTAAATATATTTATTATTATATATTATGAATATAATAAATATTTATAATACAAATCAAATCAAATCAAAACCAACCAATCTAATACAAGGTATGACGACTCAAATTACGTGCACAAGCGAATTTGTTACCCTCCTTACATGATATCATGCTACCATAACAAAATTCGGCAAATGCACCCTGATCATTCGGAATAGTCGTAGCAGGATTCGAATTAAATTGGCGTAATGATTGCTCGAATTCCAATTGTTCTCCTAAATCCTTGAAAAGTTTATTCGATAAATCCGGTTGATCAGGATTCGCATCATTAACCAGTTTTTTCGCCTGAGTCAATATCTGAGAATTGATAGATGTATTAAAGGAAGGTGGTGCGGGTTTTTTATTTGGGTTATATTCATAATCAGTTACCAAAACATTACTAAAAGGGTTCGATGAATCAGGTCTAGTAAAAACATCCGTAGGAAGATCAATGTTATTATCAACAAAATATGCAAGAGCAGGACCTTCAAACCCTTCTTTGGTATCCGTCAATTTCTTACCATCGACTTTTTTTCGTTCTTTTTCATGATAGAAATACATAACAAAAACAGCACCTAAAGTAATAACACCGACCAATAAAGTACGAATATTTTGTGTAAAAGCAAAACTGATCAATGTCAACAGAATAACAGTTCGAGCTATAGCATTCAGTTTTTGTTCATATGTCATACTGTCAACCGGAAAGAATTCGAAAATATATTTTTGTTGAAAGAGAACATTTGGATTTTCAGTAAAAAAAGGTACTTTTTCTATATTTTTCTCGTTATTGTTCTCAACATTAAAATCCGAAAAATTATCGGTTTTATCATTAATAACATTTCCAGAATTATCCAGTGGTTCTTTATTTTTTGATGTTCCAAACCCATTTATAATAGGGTTTACAAAATCATTATATAAGTTTGTAGGTATAGAACTCGTATTTTGATTCATTATCTAATATATTGTTATATTTTTATAAATATATATATATTTATAAATCTATTCTTATAAATGTTCTCAAAATTGACTAAATAAAATCCAAAACTATTTATTGAGAACATCACTTTGTCTTTTTTTAATGCATTTTTCATCCATTTCAAAGCTATCGCATTTTTTATCCTGTGGAACAATTTTCAAAATACATTTTGACTTCTCACCATAAAGAGGTTCCGTACATCCTTTCTCGTCTAATATTTTGATCTTTTTTGAAAACCGCACTGTTTTACCAGTTTTCTTCGTCCGAGTACATTTTTTCAAAGATTTCAATGGTTTAGCACAACGCGCACGGAAATGTTCATAACGTTCTCGAACATCATCATAAGTCAATCCGGATTTCTTCTTCAACATTTTATTGATTACTTCATGAAGGTTATAAATATAACGCGAAAAGGTTTCTCTGGATTCCATATCTTTTTCTTCTAAAGGTAGTTTTTTGAAGTTTTTTTTCAAATTTTTCCTACATTTTCCACAAGGTAGAACGTTCTCTAAATTCAATATAAAATCACGATAATGTTTTTTGTTCTCTGGTGTAGGATGTACAGGATAATTAAAACTCATTGTATGTAAATAATGCCACATACTAGGACCCCATACAGTAGTAAGCATTCCATCATTACTATTATAATCATCCTGTGAATAAACTACTTTTTTTTTCATATACGGAGGAAGAGGACTTTTATATATTTTTTGGGTTTTACGTGACATGGAATATCTTTAGTTATAAATTACTGACAAAATATTTTCACAAATTTCGTTTTATAATTAGTATAAAAGTGTTTGTATAATATATAGAATGGCTAATATTGTCGATATTTTCCGTAGATTGATATCTCCTTATTATTATTACATAATAAGCATTATAGTTTTGATAATATTTTTGTATGTAACATACTATGCTTATACAAACATATATTCGAAATCAGAGCCAAATAAATTTAAAGATGTAGCGAATGCAAATCGTCGTAATAAAGAAGTAACTATATTTTTCTTTCATGTAGATTGGTGTCCACATTGTAAAAAAGCATTACCAGAATGGAATACATTCAAAGCTCAAAATGATGGAAAACAAGTAAACGGATATTTAGTAAAATGCGTTGATTTGAATTGTACAAATGAAACTAGCGATATTACTCGTGCTATTAATGAATACAATATTGATTCATACCCAACAGTAAAAATGTTGAAGGAAAATCAAAAGATCGAATTTGATTCAAAAATAACATCAACAGCATTGGATAGTTTTGTTATTACCATGTTGAACGATTAGACTCATCTTGATTTATGTAAACAAATCTAATTATTCTGTAAATTTCTTTTGACTATGGCAAACCCCATACCAATATCTAATTTGTCAGTTTTTGTAAAATTGATAAGTTCAAATTCTTTGTTATTTCGTATGTATTCAATTGTTTTATCCACACCACACCATGTAGGTTGCGTTTCTCCAGCACCATTTGGTGCAGTATCATGTAAAAAAATCAAACCATTTTTCCCGACTAATTTACTATATTGAACAAAATCATTAAGAGAACCTTCATATGAATGGTCTCCATCAATCCATAATAAATCAATTTCTGATTCTAATTTTGAAATAAAATCAATCCCTCCTGGAACACTATAATCTTTGTATACAATTATTTCTGGGTACATGATTCGAAACATCGAATTTTTATTATGAATTTGATTTGGCATTGCACCCATTGTTTCACCTAAATCTATTAAGTATGTTTTAGAATCATTTACCAAGGATTTTATTTGAGCCTCGCGAATAATACGTGGTATAAGTCCATCTCCGGTTCCAATGATTACACATACTTTAGGTTTTATCATTTTTGTTAATTCAAATATTACTGGTAATGTATTTGAACCATTCACACCATGAGACCAAGCATAATGTAGATTTTCAATTTTAGTATCTTCTATAAATTGTCGTCTATTAATAAATATCTTTCTTCTCTCGAACATAATATACAATAATAATATAAATTATTGTATAATAATCTTTTTTTATACAGATTCATATTTTTTTTTCAACAAAACTACCACCTAAATCAATCAATCGCTTCCGTTCTTCATGACTATTAAGTATGCCATTAGCAATATCAACCGACATGGAAGAAGGTAGAGAACATTCAATACCAATAACTTCTCTATTTGGATAAATAATGATTTTTTCAATAGTATTATTCATTATGGTTATCAAATAATCCATAATATTAGATTCTTGTGTAAAAGATGATTCGGTTCCCGATTCTTGTAATCTATATAATCCCATTATTTCACTAGGTTCTGCACCATTATCAATACACTGTTTCAATGGATAATTAGATAAAAACCCGCCATCACAATATGTTTTGTTCTCATAAAAAAATGGCGTAAATATAATAGGTAGACTACATGAAGAATATACTACATCTAATACAGTCCAATGAGGATGTGTTTTATAAGACATATCAATCAAACTAAACGAATTTAGTTCAGTAGCAAAAGAGTGAATTTCTATACCATTTAAATCATAAAATTCTTTCATAGTAATTCCTATAGGAATATCTTTTCCTGCAAAAAGAGGTAATAAAATATCTTCTATAGTTTTTTTATTAAAAATACCCTTATTTTGTATACAATCAAACATAGAGTAAATATTCAATTTAAAAACATTCTGTAATGGACGTTTTATAAAATAATCATCCGTTTCTTGCCAATCATAATCTAATGCCATTATAAATGCAATCAAAGATCCGACTGATGTTCCATATATAGTTTTGATATTAGAAAGAATCCAGTAATTTTTTTTTGCTAATTCACGTAACGCCCCATAAAATGTGAACCCTGATAATCCTCCGCCGGATATAACTACATGTCGTATAGTTTTTTCATTATTTTTTATAGAAGGTTGAATAAAAATACCAAAAGAAGCATCTATAATATTATTTGAATCCATTTTATATAAATAGTTAAAAAATTTTTATATTTTTATTTTTATTTATATATATATTATAATGTCTGTGTTTTTATATGTTAATGATGAAGAAACTAGAGGTAAAGTAAACATAGATGATTTATATGATAAATCACAGCAAAGAGATTTGAAACAATTAGCTATATTTAATAAAATATTAAATCGTGTTCATAAAAGGATAACTACAACAGCAAGAAATAAAAGGAATGATAAACATATTTGGTTTTTAGTCCCAGAATATATATTTGGAGAACCTGTATATGACCAAGGTGAATGTATAGCATATTTAGTAGTAAAATTAGAAGAAAATGGATTTTATGTAAGATATATGCATCCAAATACTCTTTTTGTATCTTGGAATAATTGGGTTCCATCCTATGTACGTAATGAAATAAAAAAAAAGACCGGAATAGTATTAGACGAGAAAGGTAATATAATTAAAAAAGAAGATGAACTGGATAATGATCCAAATGCCAATATATTGAATGATAAAACAACTAATTTACAAAAAAACGGAAAGCAATATGCATCAGTAAAAGATTATAAACCAACTGGTAATTTAGTATATAATCCAGAAATGTTTGAAAAAATAGAGAGGAAAATACTATGATTCAAAAAATTGAAGTGAACCAATATATTTTGTTTGAATTATTAATATTATGAAATTAACAGGTGAAAAAATAAGAATTCGAGTTAAATCTATAAAAAATAATTGTATTACAAATGTAGAAGAAATGCCAAAAAATGACCATTCAGATATCGAATCAAATATTGAAATTGAAGTTGAAAATTCCGACGAATCTTTTATTATAAAACCAAACAAAACAATCAAAAAAACCATCAAAAAAAAGAAAGAAATATCGGAAATAAACAAATCGAAACTTTGGGAAATATTTGATAATGATAAAAAACATTTAGAAAAAAATACAAACATTGATCATCTCGAATGTATTTATAATGTGCAAGATGAACCTGAACAACAGTTATGTAAATTATGTAATTCCAGTTTGATGATAATGGATGACGGATTTCCCACTTGTACGAATATAAAATGCTGTGTTATGGATAGAGATGTTTTAGATTATTCACCAGAATGGCGTTTTTATAATACAGATGATAAAAATGCAACTGATCCGACACGATGTGGAAATCCAATCAATCCGTTATTAGTGGAATCTTCATTTGGATGTAAAGTATTATCAAATACAAAATCTTCCTATGAAATGAAAAAAATACGTAAATGGACGGAATGGCAATCAATGCCTCATAAAGAAAAATCATTATATGATGAGTTTCAGTTTATTACAATTATGGCGCAAAATGCGGGTATACCACGTATATTTATAGATGATGCAATGGCTATACATAAAGATATATCTGAACAAAAAATGTTTCGTGGAATGAATCGTGATGGTATAAAAGCAGCATCTATTTATATATCATGTCGTTTGAATGGTTGTCCTAGAACAGCTCATGAAATTGCTGAAATATTCAAATTAGATAAAACGAGTGCTACAAATGGGTGTTCAATGGCAGTAAATATATTACATAATATAGAAAGGAATATAGATCCATCCAATCAAGCAGAATTATGTGTAACTTTACCAAGTTTATTTATTGAACGTTATTGTAGTAGATTAAATTTCAATCAGGAATTGACGATGTTATCTAAATTTATTGCAAATAAAGTTGAACAAAATAATATGATAACTGATAATATTCCACATGCAATTGCAGCGGGAATTATTTATTTTATAGCTTATAATTGTCAACTGAACATATCAAAACAAGATATTAAAATGATATGTGGTGTAAGTGAAGTAACAATTAATAAATGTTTCAAGAAATTAGAATTGAATAAAGATAGTTTCTTACCAAAGGCTATTTTAGATAAATATTCATAATAATAATATTATTTTATAAAGTTACAACATTTAGATAATTTTTTAAATATATAATGTTCTGACTATATATATTTTTATGGAAGAACATAATGAAAATATTACTATAATTATTGAAGAACATGTTAATGATCCATTTATACACCTATTACCAGAACCAATACAAGAACCAGTGCAAGAGCCAGTGCAAGAACCAGTGCAAGAACCAGTGCAAGAACCAGTACAAGAACCAGTACAAGAACCAGTACAAGAACCAGTACAAGAACCAGTACAAGAACCAGTGCAAGAACCAGTACAAGAACCAGTGCAAGAACCAGTACAAGAACCAGTACAAGAACAAGAACCATCCATAAATGCAATTCCAAAAATTATTTTTATAGTGCCTTATCGTGATAGAGAACAACAAAAAGAATTTTTTATGAATCATATGAAAACAATACTGTCAGATATACCAGAATCAGATTACAAAATATTTTTCTCACATCAAATGGATACGAGAGATTTCAATCGTGGTGCAATAAAAAATATAGGATTTTTAGCAATGAAAGAAAAATATCCCAATGATTATAAAAATATAACATTTGTTTTCAATGATGTCGATACAATGCCATATACAAAAAATTTTTTCAATTATGAAACAACTAATGGTGTAGTAAAACATTTCTATGGATACGAGTTCGCATTAGGAGGAATTGTATCAATTAAAGGATCAGATTTTGAAAAAATATACGGATTCCCTAACTTATGGACTTGGGGATATGAAGATAATTTATTACAAAAACGGGTTTTAGCTGCAAATCTTATCATTGATAGAAGTCAATATTACCCACTAATGGATAAAAATGTTTTTCAAATGAAGGATGGTTTATTTCGAATAGTTAATCGTAAAGAATATGACCGCGTAATAAATAATACTAAGGAAGGTATTCAATCTATTCGAGATTTGAAATATACAATAGAAAAAATAGATGATATTTATAGTTATATCAATATAACAAAATTTTCAACAGAAATTATACCAGATATTAAACAAAACAAAGTTCATGATTTGAGAAAAGGATCAATTCCATTCACTAATAATGTATACGTAAACAGCAAAATGGTTATGATTAATAATAGTGGGAAAAGACGTGGACAAATGAAAATGTTTCATATGTAAAAAAACATGTAATAGATAAACCATGTAAATAGACAAACATATAATTTTAATCATCATCACTATCTGAACAATAATCTGCCCAATTTTCTATTCTTCTTCTGGGAATTGTTGAAATGCATTCTTTTTTTACATCTTTTTCTGGTTCAATAGTGGTAGTAGGTTCATCTTCATCATCGTCGTCAAATGCTGAAAAACGATTAACATTGTTATTTTTTTTAATTTCAACACGTATTTGTGTTATTGGTTTTTGAATTGTTTTTTTATTGTTTTCAAAATTAACTGATTTACAAAATTTAATAGTATGTCCAAAATTACCACAATTTTTACATAGTGTTGTCATTAAAATAGGACAACATAAATTACCTTTTTTATCTTTTACATTATGTGATGTGTATATAGTTTCATTTTTTCCAGAATCTTTACAAAATTTACAGAACTTAGTTTGCTTGGTATTATTACGGTTTGCCATTTGATTTGATTTGATAAAATAATTATAATTGATAAAAAAGTATTCAATTTTTTACCAATCGAGAACATATTATAAAGTATTATTGTTTACTTCAAATAATTTATAAGTCAATCCGATTTCATCTTTTGTTTCCCATATTCCAGATATTTTTAGAACATATAATATGTTTTTATTATTTTCATTTATCAAGAATTGATTTTTATATTCTTTATTTGTTTTCATGAATCCAATTAACATTTGTTTTTGTAATAAAGGAACAATTTTACAATTACACATACGTGTTTGTTTATAGTATTCTAAGATGTTTTTTTCCAATTTTGAAAATTCGTTAATAAGTGTCTGATTATATTGCTGAAAAGGATTAAAACGGATCTGTGTTTTATTCATTATTTTTTCTGAACCATTATGGTCTATAGGAAATAATATATATATACCATTCATTATGAAAAACTCATTTGAAAATATTAATTTTGTAAAATTTCCATCCATTATAATGTTTTTCTTAGTTTCTAAAAAATATATATTAGATAAAGTAAATTTGGATAAATCTAGTGTAACTATCATAAGTATATACTTTGGAAATTTTTATTATGGTTTTTTATATAATATATTTTCCAAAGTATATATATAAATATGTACGAATCAATGAAACCTATTCCATATTTAAATACTTTTCCATATCCATTAGTATCATGGAAAGGACAAACATTAAATCAAATAACATCATCTATTACGCCAAACGGAAAAATAAATAAAAATTTAGTTTTGAGCAATAGAAATTTAATGATGTCTAGGCCATTAAAACTATACCGGCGCGAAATAGTTGCAAATATTACTACTTCAAAATGTAATGACCGTATTTCATCTAGTATTGATGTATTTGATCAACCAGGTAGTTCTATTATTAATTCTACAGCTACCCAACAGAATGGTTTAGTCAATACATTAGATGATACATTTCCAAATAATACTTGTCAGCGTCCTGGTACATGTGAGCCAATTTTGTCAGATACTAAAAATGCTTTAAGACGTGTACGTAGTAGTGGAATGATAAAACGACAATTTGATATTTCAAAAAATAATGATACCTATCATACTAATACCAAACAATATTTAATAAGTAGAAATATAGCATTTGAAAAGAATCAATATAATTATATTAGACAAGGAAATTCATCAGCAAAACCTGGAGATAGTTTATCGAAGGATAACTTATATTCATCTAATGGTATAAATCATTGTAAAATGTACAGAACAAATGTAGAGCTATTATTCGAATATAATTGGATTGATAGTACATCACATATAGTTACTATACCCCCTGGATCATATCGAATTGAAGATATCAATAATATATTACATAAAACAATGGCATCAAATGATCATTATATCATTTCTTTGAGTTCAAATATATCAATATTTTTATTGTCAATCGCATATAATGATAATAAAACCGCAATCGAATTACAGTGTTACCCTGCTAATACTTCTCTTTATCCTTCTGATAAATTTGAAAAACCATTTGGTACAACATGGACCATTCCATCTTCAGCAACTGTACCTAAGTTTGTAATATTAAATGATGGTTTATTCCAAAATGCAATTGGGTTTGAATCTGGTGATTATCCAGCAAATCAGAGTTTTTCTACACGACAAATATTTTATTCAACAACAACACCATTATTAACTCCAGCATTTGTAAAAATATTTTATAAGCCTAGTAATCCTCAATTTGCAAATCAAGGAGGCGTATCATCAGGTGAAGTTACATTACGTAATAAATATAATACAATTCAAACGTCTGCTTCATCAATGGGTTCTGTATACGGTAATGGTGTCCCAAACGCATTATCCTATGGAGTATCGGAAAATATATACACAAGTGCTTATACACAGAAAGATAAAAAAGGTTATCCAGTGAGAAAATATCCAAAATTTACTAAAACTGGCGAAATGAGGACTTGTGATGATAAATCAATAAGAGGATAGATAACATGATAGATCAAGGTATATCAAATAATATCGTTATCTTCTATTGATTCTAAAAATGTTTGATTTGTAAATATATTTGTATTATTTATAATAGGATTATAAGGAATATTATACTTTGTACACCATTGTACACACTTTTGTATATTGACTCTTATCAAATTATCTATTTTTTCGTTTTTATGTTTGTTCTCAATCAAAGAAATAGTATAATGAATAATTTCTATCTGTTGTTGACCTATAATAGCGTTATATTCTTCAAGTTTACTAATAAAACAATAAGATATTGGGATGTTTATAAATCGATGTACATATTCATCAATTGAAAGCATCTTTTCAAATGCTTTATAAATAAATGGGTAAAATTTTTCGCAGGATGAAAATATGAAATCCTTGCATACTATGTATCTTTCTGAATTTGCATAACGGCTTGTATTTGGCTTAATAATATATACTTTCTCATAAAATGATGATAAAATATATAATAAATCAATCGTATGTTGCATAAAACTATCGAATATTTTCAAAATAAATGAGCCGCCTTTCTTTTGCATAGTTACTGCATATGCGATCTGACCAAATAATAATTTTGCAATATGTATCTCTTGATTATTGAAATCCATGGAAAAATCGAAACCACCATCACCTGTAATCAAATCCATAGTTGATGCGTATTTGTCTTTACAATATATAAGATTATCAAGTGATAGTATATTACCTGTTTTGTCTGAACCCGTTTCGATAAATACATTTTTATTTTGACGTAAAAATGATTCTGTTTTTTTCCATCCAGGAATATTTGGATCTTGGTTATCATCGACGATTGTCATTCCTATATAAATATCGTGTGGACATTTCCGTAATCCCGCAATGGCTTCTATAAATCCCCCTGGTCCTTCTGCCAAATGAAATGATTTAATAGGTTTACTATCATAATATAAATTAAACGTATTTACCATTTCAATCATTTTAAAATAAGATCTAGAAAGCGGCTTATATTTTGATATGCATTTCTTTTTGAAAGGAATCGGTGTATGAATATATTCATATGGATTTGTATATTTTTTGAAAACATCCCAATCTTTTTCTCGTTCGTCGAGTTTTTTTTTCGTTTCATACAAATATTCAGATAAAGAATTTGAAATAATTGGCGTAGGAGGTGATTCTTGTTCTATACAAGTTATGTATTTATATAATAATGGTGATGATTTTGGTAATAAATAATATGTCATTAGTGATTTTTTTATAGTTAATAAAATATAAAAAAATATGTTTATATTGTTTTGTTTTATTAGAAGAAATTTATTTTTTCGTTGAAGGTGCACGAATTTTCAATTTCATTGGTTGTCCAGTCGGTTTTATTTTACTTATTTCGACCATTTCTCCAGTGGGTTCAATTATATTTTCGGTAAGTTGTTCAATATTTTTTGTTTGTTCATCATTTTTGGGTTTTTTTACTGTTGTTTTCTTTGGCATTTTTATTACTAATTTCGGTTTTGATAATTTTTCTATTTCAATTGTTTGTGTTGAATCTTCAATCTCTTTCAATGCTTCTTCACCATTATTTTCTATGAATTCATTTTGTTTTAAAATAACTTGTGCCATTTTTTTAGCATCTACTTCACGTACTTTACGGAATATAAAATAACGATTTAAAAATGATATTTGTTTTTCTTCTACGCTCATTTCCATGGCTTTTTTGTAGTTGATACCACTTTGTTTATTTCTTCGTATTTCATTTTCCATACTGGAAAATAATTCTCTGAAAAGTCCAGTTGAACTAGGTAATCCGATCTTTTGTAATTCTTCGTTTTTCAATAATACAAAACCATAATCTTCCATTACCTGTATTAAATATTCGAAATTTACTAAAAATTCCCGGAATGCTAAATTAATACTTTCTTGATAAACATTGATTGCGTAACCGAGGGACGCGTCTGTATCTGGAAAACCAGTTTCATCATACATTTTTGTCATTTCGAATATTTTGCTATCGTTTTTGAAGATCGTCCAACTCTCACCTTTTTTGTATTTACGTAGTCTTTCAAATACCTCTTTACCATCATAACATGTACCAATAAAGTAACCATTTATTTTCGTACATTCTGCTACATTACGTATAAATTCATGAAATGTTGTTTTATTTTCAAAGAAATAATGAATCGCGAATTGACAAGAACTGATATTGAACCCGGTAGCACCCAATCCAAATGAATTATAAACACCTTTTCCTAATATAGTAGCGTCTTTTGCACCCTTTCCAAAAATAGCATTGGAAATTTGTTTTTCTTTTTCCGTGTATAGAGCTTTTCCATCACGTATATTCAATCCACTATTACCATTTACAAATATTGCTCTGGGCATAGATTCTCCATATTTACGACGTTCTTTCAAATAACGTGTGCATGCACCATCTAATTGATTTTCAATATTATCTTTTGCTATATCTATACCATATACAAAAGAAAGTTTGGATACAATCCATTTGGATAAATCACCTGCTTTTCCTACAGCATAATCAATTAAAGTATCACCACGATTTGCCACACCGGTGATAAGTTTATTTTTTACAAATAAATTATGGAAATTACGTAGGGCAATTGTATTTGATTCATTTGTATTGAGATTACGATTATAATAGATATCTTCATTGATAACTACGTCAGGTATATTTTGACCAGTTGATATCATATGATCAGTAATAGGATGGTGTATAGAATACCAATTACTATTAGCAACATGATAAGCATTACCATAGTTCTTCACTCCAGCTCTTAGTTCTGAGGTTTTATCATAACGAACACGTATTGGAATCCACCGTCTTGTTTTTTCATTTTCCATTACATATTTGAATTCTACAATCATATCCTCTTCAAAATAATCACCCTCTTCAGTTGTCATAAATAGTCTTGATCCATCTTGTTTTAAAGTAATATCACAATAACATGCATTTGGATCATATGGCTCAGTCGGTTGAAATGGCACGGGTTTATAAAGTTCTTCGTTATCGAGATCATTCGGGTTGGGTAGTTTATCTTCTACAATGTCTTGAAATGGATTAATAAACCCATGTTTACGTTCATTGAAACCACAACGTAATATGAGTGTTTTGTATTGTACAACATTTTGATTAACCTGCATATTTGTACCTTCTTCGAATATATAATGAACTTCGTCCTTACCAGTTTTATCTTTTTTTACAGTTACAAGAAAATCGATGGTATTGAACTCTGGTGGTTTCCATTTGAATGATTTTTCCCATGTTGATTTACTTAGACCACTTGGTGGAGCACCTACTTGACTCGCACCAACCGCCATATTAGAGGGTGTAAAAATCAAACCATCTGTATTATATTCAAATAGACCATCTTTTATGTGTGTTAATATTTTTGAACAACAATCGAATATAGAGATTCGATCAGTATCATAATAGAAATTTTTACAACGTATTGAAAAATCGACTAATTGTTTTGATGTAGCATCTGAAACCTCGCTTTTTTCTTTTTTGATGGATTCCATAATAGAAATTGGATTGATTGATGATATAAGTTCTAGTAAAAGACCTAGACGGAACATTGTTGCGGGTTTTTCGGGATTTGATTCTTTTTTGGGTTCTTCCATAGTCGTAGTCGTCGTTTTTAAAAATTCTAACTCTCGCACTGATTTTTTATTAATAAAATAAACATCAAATGCTGCATATAGATTAATAAAATTATCGTTTTTATCATTTTTGATATGTTCACCATCCAATAAACTATCAAAAATAGTTTTTTTATTGGTTTTAACGCCTGTAAAAATAACGTTCATATTTGTATCAATCATATATATTTTACCATTTTCTGATATATACAAAAGTTTTCTTTCTCCATCCGCCTTGTCGGTAACCGTGTAATTATGTAAAATGGTGTTTATATTTGCACCTTCCTTGATAGGTTGTATATTTTCTATTTGTAAGGTATTAGAGGATGGTCCTATAAAATCACTTGGATAAACACGTCTAGGTTTTTCGTATTTTTCACCATGTATCAAACGCATATACGATTGTAATATAAAATCCCTTTCTACATAGGAAATAGGATATTTAGTTCCCTGTAAACCACCTAATACGATTCGGATACATTTACGAATTGATTCCATTAATGTATTGATATTATCAAATCCCGAGCCAGTTCCTACTCTAGCATTGTCTATTTCCAATTCAATTTCGTAGTTCTCCGTGTTGTTGAAAACACCAGCTTCTTGTATGGTATATTCAGGCATGACAACTCGGTTTGTTTTTTTCGACATTTTTACAATACTTAGATCAGCAAATAAAGGATAATCCGGATGATAAAATCGAACACGATTCATACTACGAAACGTTTTTTTAGAATCTTCCCATCTAGATATGATATTTCTGGCAACATTGGATTGTATATTATAATCTTGTTCAGTCTGATAAGAAACACGGAAATTAAAATCGTCCATATCTAATTTTTGAATAAAAGCCCCATTTTTATCAACTGCTGTAGTTTTTTGTGTGAATTTTAATTTATTGAATACGGTAGACGGCATATCAATAATTCGTTGGATACTATTTGTACGACAATATTCTTGAATTATATCAGTTCCTACAAATTCTGCACGAATATTCGACAATTTTACTTTTCCCGTACGAATGTCTGTATACTCACATTGAATTCGCAGCATTTGTATACCATCTTCGAGTTGTGGTTTAAATCCAAATGAATACAATTGTTTCACTACATTATCATAATCGATTTTGGTAATAGGACGGGATAATTTTGTATTTGTGCCGAAACGAATTTCTAGTTCATTGGATTTACGACCCGCGTTAATATGTGGATTACTTTCTAAATAATGTTTTACGATTTGTTCGAAATCTTCCTTTTTTTGTTTTATTGTTTTTGCCACATTTATATCCGATGGTTTTTCTAGTGAATCGTTTGTTTTGGTTACTTCTTTATTTTCCATCCTATAATATGTTTTCTTATATAATAAAATAACATATTATTTCTTTAGTTCAATTTTTCAAATTTTATTTCCAAACAAGTGCTTCGATCAATTCTTGATACAAATCCGTTTTTTTGTACTTTTTATTGTCATTATATATACCAATTTGCTTTGCTATTTTATATAAATCTTCTACGTGATAACTAGAAATCGGTTTCAGTGGTTTTAAATAACTTTCTAAACAAAAAACAGTGGTTTTTGTGGTTTCTACTTGTTGTCTGGAAAGTGGTTCTGATTGTAATTTATATTTACCGAATTTGTCTTTATGTAAAACATAGGTTGGTAATTCATTATCAACATCAGATACAAATTCTAACATTTTTTTACCTGTTGCGTCTATTATCAATATATTGATATTATAAAAAACCAACATACCGATCATACTAAAAAAACTAGTTTCACGAACTGATGTCAAAAGCTCGGATAATATTTCTTGTACAGCGGCTTTCGTTATTTTCAAATTGGTTTTTTTCATTTTACTTAGATTAGATTGTATATAATTCCCGATTTTTTGTTTAATTTCTAATTCTTTTACACCATAATTACGTGATACTTGTAGGTAATCATTATAACCATGAATTGCAATATAAATACACCAAAATAAACTATCTTGATGTGTAGGTGAAATAAATTCAACAATGGGTATAGATTTTGTTTCCAATATGGGTTGTTGTATAATGAGTATGGGTTTTGTTAGTTCTGGGATTGGTTCTGGTGTTGATAATGGTTCTGATGTCGATGGTGTTTCTGGCTGTGTTATTGGTATATCCAATACAATAGATGATTTTGTAAACATATACTTATCCAAAAGATCTAAAATATTATCCGTATCATTGGATTGTAAAAAAAACATTTGATTAATAGTTGTATAACTATTTGACATCAACTTTATTTATCGAGCTATATAATACTGTCGGATTGTCTTTATCTTCTTTTTCAATAAAGAATGCATTCTTGAACTCCTCCTTTTGATATTCAACTGTATTAAGAGACTCTTCTTGATCTTCTACGTATTCGACGTATTTGGTGACTTCGTCTATTATTTCTTCGCTCAAAAACGATAAATTTACATAACATCCGCTTTTGTTCTCATTGATTTTACATAGATTTTTCGTTAATATTTGTAATATTTCTATTTGATGATGTTTATTCAATGATTCGATGGATTTTTTTAATTTTTCAAGATTATTGATTTTGTCGATATTGGATGCCATTATATATAAATAAAAAAATCATTTATATTCTTTTTATTTATAGTTTTTTTTATAGATCATCGATTTCACCACCAAATTGTTCCCTTGATTCTACTAGTTTACCAATAACACATATATATGGATCATTCAATTCAAAACGTACACCTGCAATACGAACCTTTATTTTCATGTTTTCTTTTATTTCACTAAATGATTTTTCAGTAAAATGATGGTCTCTTGCTACAAAAACAGTAATAGGTGTTGCTCCTGTATTATCGCTTACTTCAGCATGTATTCCCGCTTTAGTAATCGTCTTTGTTTCACAATCTACTAACATCCCTTCTACTGGATGGCAAACCATACATTCAAATAGTACTTGGAATTCTATTTTTTCGTTATTCACTGTTCCACTTGAATAATTCATTACTTTTACTGATCCAGGACGTATAAACCCTTCTGGAATACATTTACCTTCTATTTTTTTGGAAATCATTCGTTCTAAATTTTGTTTTATATTTTTACCCACTTCGCGTATCGATAATGCGATCTTTATAGTTAGCATCGAAACTTCATAAACGCCGTATGTTTTTTGGGGTCTTCGTTCACTTTGCATTTTTGATATATATAAATATGTGTTTATATTTTTATTTGAATTCAATTTTTTGAAAATAAAGTTTCGATTTTTACATAATTGAAAATACATAAAAATATACATATTATATTGGTATGGAAAATTATAAATATCTAAAAATTACAAATTCACTACTATTTATTTCTATAATTTTTTATTTTTTATATTCAAAAAAGAATTTAATTGAAACAAGTCTTGTAACATCATTATATGTTACCATATTTTTTACACAGATATTTTGGAGTAATCCAATAAAAAATTCATTAGTGCATAAAATTGATGCAATAGTTGCAAAAATGGTTATATTTTCATTTATTTTTTATACTATTTTTTTGAAATTGATAACAATTTATTTGATTGTTTCATATTGGTTTGTTTTGATTTTTATAGGTATAAGTTTTTATTTAAGTAATTATTATTCATCTCAAATATGGTGTTGTAATAAACATATAATTTCACATGGGTGTTTACATATTTTTTGCTTTATCGCTACTTTTTATGCATTTATCTAATATTAATTTTCCCCAATATATATTCAAAACAAATAATCCATAAATACCACAATAGATAGTAATATTTGCGTAGTTGTTATATGAATATGTATTGATAACAAAATAAAATTCCTTGTTCAGTATGAGTTTTGAAATATATTTGTATAGACGAAAATAGAAAAATGTAGAAATAAAGAATATTTTGTTAGATTTGTTTAAAAGGTTCTCTAATATAATCTTAGAATCCCATTTGAAATCATTCAAAATATTGTTTATGATCAAAAAATTAGTCGATATTTCACTAGAAAGAATAGTAGTTATAATAGAATCCCTTTCTAATATAGGTATATTTCTATGGATGTTCATATAAAAAACCATCATTAATACAAAAATATGATGTAGGATCATATCACGTCTTTTCAAAAAACACAAATCTATTATACAGTATATAGCAACACCATTTGAACATAAAAAAACATTGTAATTTTTTAATAGACATATAGTTGAAATAGTAGAAACAAACAATGGAATATAATTTGAAAACATTTTTTTTGAATTCATTTTATTATTTTTATATTATTATCTTTATAATATTTTCAAAAATATTTATACAAAATTTATAGAAGGTGCATTTGTATTTGACATTTTAGTATAAACTATTTTTTTTATTTATAAATTCACCAAATTATTATAAATCGTTTTCTCTACATCAAAAAACCATGTTTTTCTTACTAATGGGTTTTTTTCCATTTCAACATCATTATAATATCTCATTATTATTTCCAACATAACACAGAACCCTATTTTCTTTATTTCGATCGATGTCACATCATTGTAAATGTTTCTTTCATCACCCTCTTTGAAAAATGGACCACTTTCGAGAACCTTATTTAATCTCTTAATTGTATCATTTTTCGTACTTCCACTACATCTCAGCCCTATATTGTTACGCTTATCTGACATATCTTTTGTCTTGAATACAACACCCTCTTTCTTGAAATTATGCATAAAACCCACAAAATTATTGATGTTCTCTCTAGCGATTTCATATTTTTTTTGAACGATTGATTGAAATAATATATTTTCACTAGGTTTGGACTTATTCCATTCCTTTGTTTCCGAATCTTGAATAAAAAGCAAGGTTTTTTTATCGACTTCGAGAACAATCCCTTTGATATTATTTCTTTCTACTATTTTATTATCAAAATATCCTTTTATTATTGTCTCGTTATTATCTAATGGTTTTGTAGTTTCAATATCTGGTCTTTTGTATAAATATTGAATGAGAACCAACCGTTGTTCACTTGTTAATGTATCCAAAAAATGATAAATAATATATTTATTTACACTGTCAGTGGGTACATTATGAATGTTCTCATTTATTAATATGGCATATATACGTCCACAGTGAACATACCAATCATTTTCATCTTCTATTAATTTTACTTTATTCAATGCATTTTCTTTTTCAGTTTCGACAACATTGAATTGTTGTTTCAATTCATTGATAATATTATCATATTTATCACTAAAATCGACATCAATTGTTTTTTCGCCAATTTGTGCTAATGGCTCTTTTTTTTGTTTGGTGGTATCAATTTCCATTTCTAAATTTGTGTTTTTATTATCAATTGGAACGGTTCGATCAAATAAACTACTACGTTCATCTGTGATCTCGATAGGTTGAAAAATATAATTACTATCATTATTTATTATATACCCACTACGACCATATTTATCAACAATTGTTTCGTTGTTATCAACAAATATCGAAAGAACATAATCGATTTGTTCATCGGGATATTTACGTAGAATATTTATAGAAGCAATCAATTGTTCTCGATTATAGAAATTTTGTTCCCTAAATAGTTCCCGAATTCTCTTTACAATGGCCGAATAGTTTGTTTTTAGATAACCCGTGTTATATGTATTTTTAGTTACATCATCATCATCGATTTGTATATTTGGAGAACATACGAAATTACAGTTGTCTTTGTAATCACAAATATCTGTGAATGGCTTATCTCCTACTTTGTAATCTATTGCGGTTGGATTACTAGATAATTGTATTTGGATTTTTTGATTTCCGATGTTCTCTAATAATTTATCTACAGTTAGATTAGTTTGAGAAATATTCAATATACAATCGACTGCGACTTCTTTCATTAGACGTGTTATTTCACCGATTTGTATAGCTTTGTTCTCTGCATAACGATATAAATATAAATCGGCGGGTTCTTCATCATTTTTTGGAGTAGTAGAATGTAGGTATATTTCTACATTACGTTTTTCGAATGGTAGATCACAATGACTGAGATTACGAACACCTCTACCTATAATTTGTTCAATTCTATTCAAGTTATACCAAGGTGATAAAATATGTACTTGACGAATGTTTTTGAAATCTAGACCTTCCGCTGCAGCTTGACTAATAAGAATAACTTTTACATTCTGGCCATTGACATTGTTTTTCGATGTTACATATTTTATGTCTGCCAAATTATTTGGTGAGAATGTTTTATCACCCGTTATCATAACATACTTGGCTTGTGAAAACTCACCAATAGGATTACTGCGATGTGTTTCACCTGCTTGTTTTGCTTTCAAAAAATCTTCTTTTGTTTTCATAGTAACAGCGTCTAGCATTTTTTCTGAAGGAGGTGGGGTTTTCAATAAAGACGTGGTATGAGATGCAAATCCGTATCTTGTAAAACCCATTTCTTCCAACATAAGAGCAAGGGGGACTACGCCACCGTCGATATATTGTGAATAAATAATAATAATACCTTCTGATTTACGTAGTATATTGGATATATTTCCCATCTTACCACTATATTTACCGATGTTGTCTGGATGGAATATTCTACCATATTTTTCCAATATATGTGGTTTGTATTCGAAATTCTTTCGTAATTCATAGGACTCACGTATCGTATCATATGTCATTATATTAGATAGCCCGGTTTTTCCAGTCATATTTTTGATGATTTCTGTATTTTCTTGTACAGTAGATTCTATAGACGATTCATCCGACGAAGTGGAGTCTATAGAGTCACCTGCTCCGCCAGTTAGTCCAAGAGTTTTACCAATACTTTGAACGAATGATTGTTCTTGAGGTTTTTGTGGTTGACTTTCTTCTGACTTTTGTGTTTGAGGTTCGGTATCTTTAAAATCCGGATTTGGAAAAATAATATTAAGTGATTCTAATGGTTGCTGTAAATGAGTATATCCAAATGATTCCATATTTTCAAATGTTGGCATTTCTCTTTCTTCACCATGAATATTGTATGTATTAAAAGATTTATTACGTAAATTATCCATAATAAACTTATATGCTTTTTCTTGATATTCACCGATAGGATTTAAATATACAGGTAAATGTTGTAATGGTTTTTCGATAGGTTTCAAATTCATTTGTATTGTTGGATATCTTGTTATTACTGGTATAGAAACGACGGTTTGTTCTGGTGCAACATTGGTTTGTTCTGGTGCAACATTGGTTTGTTCAGCTGCAACGACGATTTGTTCAGGTTCATTTAATTCTTGTCCTTCTTTTTTTACAATAGGTGGATCAGCACCACCAGTTATAGTTTCAGATCGCATAGTAGTTTCTTCCGGTATTGGTGTAGTTGATTGATTATTAGACTTATTATTAAATGTATTTTCAGGAGAAAATGTATCAGGATAAATACGAAAAGGAAATGTATAAGGGTTCTCACCACGAACATAAGAAACATATCCAGTTAATTTACGTTTCAAAAGTTCTCGACCACCCTCTAGTTTTACACCATCTTTGGTAGTTCTCTCTTTTACAAAATTACCTTCTTTATCAAAAATATCTTCGATTTTTATGGAACTACGTTTATCAACAGCATTCATAAGATTCGTCAACCATATTATTTCTTTATAATTATTATAAACAGGTGTGGCTGATAGTAACAAAAGACGTATATTTTGCGCATAACGAGCAATACGCATCAACATACTACCCACTTTCTTAGCTTCTTTGTTATCTTGTGCAAGTGTTATATTATGTACTTCATCAATAATAATAAGACGATTATTAAATAATTGACGGATTTTTTTAATTTCCAATTCCTTTTGTTCTTTGGTAGGTTCTTTGTCTAGGTCGGCATCCTTGGTTTCAGAACGTATTATATTAGCTAATTTATCATAACCTACAAATTGATAATATGTCTTTATTAGATTATTTATTTCACTTATAATTTGATTTCGTTTCAATTCATGCATCGATGATGGATTTATCTCATTCAATAATGAATTACCAATACATGTATTAAGATTCCACATTCCATTTTCTTTTTTCAATTTACGATCATCGAATAATTGTAGACGGAAATTATTTTGAACGTTTGGCGAGGCAACAATCAAAATACGTTTATTTTTTTGAACTAAACCTATTTGTTTCATATAACTACGCATTTCTTCTGCAACACCAATAGCACTGCACGTTTTACCAGATCCTAACATATGGTAGAGCAAAAGACAATTATAAGGTGTTTGATATGATAAAAAGTTTTTTACAAATAATTGATGTGGTAATAATTCAAAGTCCGCATTACACATCTTTTCAGCTTGTTCTTTTATGTCATAAATAGAACCATCAAACTTAGTATCATTGAATTCTTTACGTTTTGCGATTTTTATATTGAAATTTGGATCATTTAATTCTGGATATAAGAAATCGAATTCGGCTGTATCTGAAGATTCATGTTCTAATTTTTCTTTATTAAATAAAAATGCATTATATTCTTTCGAATCAGTATCGAGGTTCTCAGGAATACCGATTTTTTGCTGTATTTCTTCTTCTTTTTCAGAATTTTCAATTATATTTTTAGGTAATGGATCTTGATTGATTGTAGGGTCTTCTTGAGTAGTTTCTTCTAATGATTCTTCAAGCGATTCTTCTTCAATAAAAGGTTCTTGTTCAGGGGCAGGAGGTGGATTTTGGATTTGATTTTCGATTGGTTCGTTTATAGGTTTTATTGTAGGTTCGTTTATAGGGTTTATTGTAGGTTCGTTTATAGGGTTTATTGTAGGTTCATTTATAGGGTTTATTGTAGGGTCTGATACTTTATTTATAATATTGAGTTTTCTTGTTTTATTTTTCAATTGAGGTACAATATTTAATTTTCTTGTTTTATTTATTTTTGGAGCAGCAATATCACTTATTAATGCTAATATCAGATCACCTCTAAATCTACCATACGTTTTTTTATTTTGTTCTTTTATTTGTTTTTCTAATTTCTTATCTGATATTTTCTTAGGTGTATAAAAATTATTTATTTCTTCTTTATATATACTGGAATCGTCGTTATTATTAGTTAATTCTAATAGTTTTTCTATGTTACTATAATGTTCAAATCTTAATTCATGATCGTAAAATAAATACGTTTGTTCATATCTATTATTACCAATATAAGTATTTTTATACTTTGGATCATTATCCAGATTTCGTTTTATTATAGGCTTTTCGGAAGGTTCTTGGATAGATTCATCGATAGGCTTTACAACGGGTTCTTCCACAGGTTTTACAATGGGTTCTTCCACAGGTTTTACAACGGGTTCTTCCACAGGTTTTACAATGGGTTCTTCCACAGGCGATCTATTAAATAAATATTTGATAATTTGATTATCTTTTGCAACATCTGTGCCTTTTACATCTGTAAATATATCGGTTGATTTTGAAATACTATTATTTATGTTACTTCTTAATTCTTCTAATGTATTTTTAGGAGGCGATTTTTTCTTTGTTATATTCTTTTTTTCCAAATCCTTTTTTCTTTTATTAGAAGACATACTTAAAATATCAATATATATTTTTTATATTGATATTTCGAAGAATTTATAGTAAAAATATACGGAATGATTTCAAAATATTATTAATAATTGTTAGTAATCTTATTTTTTCTAAATTATATGGTCTTATTGCATGGATGCATTCATCGTATGTTTTCCATTCCATATTACTAACCTCAGATGACTGAAATTTATCCATATCATGTGTACTATTATACTTCATATAAGCCAAATAATATTTATGTTTATATGATTTATAGTTAGATCCTGTGAATATTTCTTCAAAAGGATATATATTTTGAAATGTTATAATATCTTTAATATTGAATCCAGTTTCTTCATTGAATTCACGCAAAGCACAATCAAAATCTTTTTCTTGGTAATTCCTGCGACCTTTTGGAAATCCCCATTCAGGCTCTTTCCATAATTGGTATTTATTGCTTTCTTCTATTAATGAATCCAAAGTATAAAACTCATTTTTCACTGTTATACCATTTCGCAATGAATTAATTTTTTCATAAGAGACTACTTCTTCTGATTTATATTGCGATGAAACTGACTTTGTTCCCCATAAACCAATCCATAATTCTTCAAAACTAAGTTTTTTTAATTTCGTTTTTTCTTCTATGGTCATTTGTTTTAGCATATTCAATATGTATTCTTTATTAAAAATCGAGTATTTACCTCTCATAAAATCAATATATCCTAAAGTATCTTTACGACAAATCATTAAATATTGTATTTCATGATTATGAATACGAAAAGTAATTAAACCGACACTCGTTATTGGCATTTTACATTGATGATATAAATGTCCTTGTTTTCCACAATTATTACAATATGAATCATTCATTTTTTATTATTATTGTTTCGATTTTCCTATTTTATTATATTCCATTATCTTTATATATTTATAATTAAAATGCATTTTGATCCATCTGTCTGGGGACCACATTATTGGTTTTTTATACATACGGTAGCAGAGTCGTATCCAATAAATCCAAATGATGTAACCAAGCGAAAATACTATGATTTTATACAAAATATTCCATTATTTATACCTGTTCCAGAAATGGGAGACAAATTTAGTCGAATATTAGATAAATATCCAGTAACACCTTATTTAGATAGTCGTGATTCATTTGTTCGATGGACACATTTTATTCATAATAAATACAATGTAATGTTAGGAAAACCAGAAATACCATTACCATTGGCTTTAGAAATATATCGAGACCAATACAAACCTAAACCCATTTATTTGGCTGAAAAAATTAAAATGCGAAAACACTATCTTATTATGGCTATCATTTTGATATTACTCGGTTTAATTATTATTTATTATAATCAATGAAGTTTTCTCGCTATATTATAATTAGAATAACATATATAAAATGCGTATTGAAATTCTCATATTTATTATAGCAGCATTTTTAATGGCAAATGTATACACGGATGGTAAATATATGAAAATGTTACAATCTGGTAAAAAATATTATCAAATGGCTGGAATCGCTTTCGTAGCTCTTATGTTATATGTATTGATAAAACGAAATCCAGCTAGAGCACATGATATTATGACGACTACGAATGATTATATAAAATATTTACCAATCGATAAAGGAACTTCGAGTATTATATCTCCTATTTTAGATTTTACAACAAAACATAATTTTGTAAATGATCAATATAGAAGTATTGATGGTGGCGACTATGATAGTTATAATTATCCTATAATACCTATGCCAGCTGGTAGATCACCAATGCAAAATGCAGCCGAAAATCGTCTTGCAAATTCTGGAAAAAAAGCAACAAAACGTTCTGTAAGTGAAACAAAAAAGAAATTTGTAGCATCTAGGCAAAATTGGAAATGTGGTGATTGCCAAACCCAATTGAACGCATGGTTTGAGGTTGATCATATAAAACGTTTAGAATATGGTGGAAGTAATCATATAGATAATTTAGTAGCATTATGTAGGGAATGTCATGGTAAAAAAACAACTATTGAAAATCTATAAAACCTTTTTTAGATAAAAATATTTATTTAATTCTAACTATATATTAAATAAATATTTATAAATGAATAATGAAAAAATATTAAATGATAAATCATTTATATCGGCTTATGTAATTCTTATGTTTTTTTTCCCAATTTTTTTCTTTTTTTATCTTTATTCATTTGATAGCTTGAAATTTGTAATTTTCAATCCATTAGCGATCGACATTTCAAGAGAAAAATTTATTTTTTTATTTATAGCTATTTTCATTATTATTTCTGTTTTATTATTAGTGTTTGTACCCAAATCGATACATAATGCCAAAAATAAAGAAAATTACATTTCAATAATTTCATGCACAATGATTGTATTACCGTTTTTGATTTTCATTATTAATAATTTTTACAATTTAGAAAATGGGATATCAAATAATAAAGATCACACCACATCAATCAATATAAAAGTAATTACATCTGCAATATTGATGAGCATAATATACATGAATTTAATAATAACAAATGTAATTAGCCCTTATGAAATAGAATCTAGTAAATTAATAATATTAGTACCAATTGGATTTTTAATATTTTTTTTACTTATAAATAATGCGGATTCTATATCAAATATAACAAAAATAATTATGGACACCATACAAAAAACACAATCGCAACTTCTCAAATACGGTATTCTTTATTTTATTATTTTTTTAGTTGGGGTGATTTTGTATATGGCAACATTAGATGGTGACGCATTGACTAATAGAAGTTATATTTATTCATTAACCGCTATAATACCACTTTTATTAGTGTTTACTTTTATAATTCCAATAGGAAGTCAAAATAGTCCAATATATAAAATGTTTTTAATGACTATACTTGGTATATTATTTACTGCGGTTATTTATTCATACTCTTCATTAAATAAACAAAATTTCACGTTTATTTCATATGCTATGAATTTCCTTTTATTTTTTATTATAATAATTGGATTAGCAATATTCTTTTATATTTTTGGTAATTATTTTAAATCAATGAATAATTTCAGTGGTTTTATAGTTTATTTCATATTTTATATTCCTTGTTTGATTATTGATTTTTTCAAATATATATTCAAAGAGTTCCGAATGACATCACTAACAATTTATATATTATTTATAATTGAAGCATTATTAGTATTAACTTATTTATATTCAAAAGATATTATAAATTATTTAATTACAAAAACTACAAAAAATATGGTATTATTACCAAAAAGTTCATTTTTAGATATGAAAACTACTATCGGTAATAACTATGATTTACGTATAAAAGATCCAATAACTAGTAATAATTCTAATACATTCAAAAAAATAAACGATATTCAGACATTGGAGAATACACAAACATATTCTTATAGAAAACGTTATGCAATTTCTATGTGGGTATATTTAAATAATCAACCTCCTAATAACATGTCTTATTCAAAAGAAACTGAAATATTCAATTATGGTAATGGAAAACCAAGAATAACATATTATAATGATATTACAACAGATAATAACAAGGACAAATACATATTTTATTTTACTGATTCTAAAGCTAAAGAATCTAGTATAAAGATGACATTACCTGGCCAAAAATGGAATAACATAGTGTTTAATTATTATTCAGATAAAGTAGATTTATTTATAAATGGTAATTTAGAGAAAACGTATAAGTTTGATAATAATGCACCGGTTTATTCAGCCAATGATAATATAACTATAGGAACACAAGATGGATTAGATGGCGCAATTTGTAATATTAATTATTATACAGAACCTCTAATGAAATCACAAATTATAAATTCTTATAATTTATTAATGGCGAAGAACCCACCAACATTTGATTAATAATTCATATTTCATAAATCAATAAATCAATAAATCAATAAATATTTTATATTACTATTTTATAATGAACACTGTTGTTATTATTTTAGGCATTATTATTGTATTTTTAGTTTATATATTATATAAATTCTTTACAAATACAGCAAAAAGTTTACAAGCTCAAGCAAATTTAAATTATCAAGTTTCTGGTATGAAAGTATATAATCCACAGGCTACTAGATACGCATATGGCATATGGCTTTATGTAAATACATGGAATTCGAATATATACCACGTTGTATTCAGTAGAGCAAATAATATGATATTATATTTAGATAAAACTACTCCTACGTTAATTTGTAAAATGACTATGTCTGATAATACTAGTCAAAATTTGACAATTACTGATAATTTCCCATTACAAAAATGGGTTAATATTGTTGTTAGTGTAGATAATCAATTCGTAGACGTATATTTAGATGGTAAACTTATCCAGTCAAAAAGATTCTATTCTAAAACCGGTGATTCAACAGTTATACCTAGGACCCCACCAGATGAAAATACATTAGTATTTGTAGGTAACTCTGAATTAAATGCTTATAAAACTTTAGATACTACTAGTGTTAATTTAACTAATTGGGATGCATATATTACAAAATTCAAACAATGGAGTTCTGGACCAGTTGATCCACAAACAGTATGGAATTATTATATGGATGGTAACGGAAGTATTCCATTATTAAGTTCTTTAGGAAATTATGGATTGAACTTACAAATATTAAAAAATAATGTCGAAAGTAATAAAATACAATTATTTTAAATGTTATTATTTTTATTAATATAATATATACTATAAATATTATATTATGAATCCACTACCACAAATAACTGAATTAAAAATGCCAGAACAAATGAAAAATGTAGGTGAAACATTGGGTAATACTGTTAGTGATTTAAAAGAAAATGTAAATTCGTCAGTTTCTGCTTTTTCAGAAAAGGCGGAAGCAGGACTTGGTGCATCTTCTGAGTTTTTAGAATCAAACACTATTTTTGCCAAATTCGCATTTCTATTATTAGCTATTATTTTATTTGTATTCTTATCATCTTTAGGAATATTATTAATTACATATTTTTTATCATCACCTGCAAACCCATATATAATAAAAGGTATGATTGATGGAAATGAAAGTAAAATTATTACTCAAGACCCAAAAAATACTGATTCTATTGAAATTATTCGTTCCAATAATCGCAAAACTGGATTGGAATTTACTTGGTCATTTTGGTTATATGTAACTGATTTTAATACTAGTTCCACAACATATCAACATGTTTTTAATAAGGGAGATACCAATTATAGTTCATTAGATGGAATAGCAAAAGTAAATAATAGTCCTGGCGTTTATATTTCTCCTGGTAAAAATACTTTACGTGTTATTATGGATTCTGTATCTCCAAGTGATTCTGCTATTGTTGATATAAGTAATATACCTATTCGAAAATGGTTTCATACAGCTATTCGTGTTCAAAATACAATAATTGATGTATATATCAATGGTATAATAGCAAACCGTTATGTTATGAACAATGTTCCAAAACAGAATTATAATGATATCAATTATGCTCAAAATGGCGGTTTTATTGGAAAATTCTCGAATCTTCGTTATTATAGTTATGCTATGAATGTATTTGAAATTAATGGTATTGTTACATATGGTCCTAACACAAGTACTTATAGCAAATCAACCGCTTCAACTGCAAAAGGTAATTATTCATATATGTCTAATTCATGGTATAATAAATAGATTATCATATAATAGTATATATTATATAATAAAAATGTCTGGTTTATTGAATTTAACAACTATTTGTGATCAACGTAAATTATTACAACTTTTTAATAAGCCATTACCAAGATACACGCCTATTTCTCCATACCCACAATATACTGAATTTCAATTAAATATGAGAAGAAAGGCTGAAATATTACGATATAGTAGTAATACGTCCAGTTCACAAACAAATAGTTTAACTAGAAAAGAAAAATGGGCAAAACTCGCAAATGCGAAAAATAATAAGATTGTATATTGTCCAAATGATTTATCTTTACCAACATTATCTAGTTCATGTGATGTTCCAGGTCCAATTACTGTTTTGTATAATGATAATACTGTACCGTTGTATAACTTTGCTTCAAATACAGCTGCGTATGCTGTAGATAATACTTCAGAAATAATTAACTATAGTTATAATTTGGTTGATAATATCAATATACCAAATAATATTGAAACTACTATAGCTACATTATATATTCAAAATAATGAAAATACACCTATTCATCAGTTTTCAATAGAAACGCCAATAGCATTTCATATTAATGGATCTAATATTAATAAAATAAGCCCTTATGATTTACAAATATTACTGTCTTCTATTTCTCTAATAACATATTATAGTGGTCAACCAACAATAGTATTCAACGATCCTCCTTTATATCAATTTACTACAATGAATTCACCTATTAACCTAACATTGTCACCACCAACATCTTCAAATACGTTTCCATTTTCTGCGTTTATATATGCTGGTATTTTAAAAATATCAAATATTAATTTATATACAGAACCCGGATTTATATATGACATTAAATTGAGTTTCAATTCATCAATATCATCTTCAAATAGATCTAATTCTAGTATTTTAAACAATACCTATATATCTATGTATAGTAATTTAACAGAAAATATATATAATGATATCATTACAAGTGGTGGTAAGCCATTCAATAATACAAATCCATTTAATTGTATTATTAATAGTGGTATTTCAAATGATCCGTATGTTAAACCTATATTAAACAGTAATTACTAATTAGACCTTCATCGGTTTTAATGATGACATATTAGATGTATAAGTTGGATTCAAACACATTTGTTGGGTAGGGAATACTTGTCCTGATAAACATTTATCATGTTCATTTATTGCAATACAACCTCTACGTCCTTCATACTCACCAACTAAACACCATCTTGCTTTTATAGATGATATTGGGTTTTGTATTGGGTTTTTCGTTGTATCGGGTTGGGGGTCGGGTTTAGTTTCAGGTTTTTTTTGTGGTTGTGGTTGTGGTTGTGGTTGTGGTTGTGGTGGTTGTTCCTGTGGTTGGTTTGGTAAATTTTGACTAGCTTTTAAGAATAATCCGCCTACCGATTGCGCTGTTCCTTCGGCTATATCAATGCCTGTTTTACTTGCGTCAGCTACAACATCTGCTGTTTTATTTATAACTGTTCCAGTAGTATATCCGAATAATGATAAAAAATTCACAAAAACAGGCCCGAATATATTTGAAATACGTTGAACAATATCACCAGAAATATTCAATAAATTTATTCCTAAAAATGATAAAATAAGTAAAAAAATTAACAACATTATAATGGTGTTTTTATTACTAAACATATCATTTGTACTATTTGTTGTTTTAGGAAGACTATTTTCTGTTGTATTATCCATTTCTAAATAATATTAATACTATAATATATGATTTTATTTTTTACGAATGAATAATAATTAAAAAAATGGATTTAGAGCTTTCGTTTGCTTTATATTTATATATTCTTTTATTATAATAAATGGCTTTTTTTAATTTTATTGAAACATTTTTCTTTATTAGTTTAGGAATTACGTTTGTACTCGTATTATTGTTAGTATATCATTTCAAACAACGTGTTTCTGGCTTAGAACATAAATGTGATACTATGTTTGAAATTATTAATGACATTGTAAAACAAATGAATACTGTACGTATGCAAAATAACGTTCCTTTTATGAATGTTTTTAATCCATTATCTAAATCTATCCCAGAAATACAGCATTTTATTAATGAAACTATGGATATTAATGAAAATGATTACAAAAATGAAATCGAAGAAGTTGAGGATGATGACGAGGACGAAGATGACAACGACAACGAAGAGGATGCCGACGACGATGAAGATGCCGACGACGATGAAGATGCCGACGAGGATGATGACAACGACAACGACGACGATGTCGACGACGAGGATGACAACGAAGAGGATGCCGACGACGAAGATGACGACGACGATGACAATTACAACGACGAAGGTAGTATTAAAATTATTAATGTAAATATAACAGAATCTAATGAAATAACAGAATTAGCTATAGAAGAACTAACAGATAATAATGAAAATGATATAAATGAACTTGAAACAGTAGAATCTGTAAATGTAGAACCAATTAATGTTGAAAAAATTATTCCATTAGAACAAGAAGAAAATGTTGAATCAGAAAGAGATATTATTAATAAAAAAGAATCAGAAAAAGAAATTTATAAAAAAATGTCAATGAATGCTTTGAAAACTTTGGTTATATCAAAGGGTTTATGTAGTGACGCGAGTAGATTGAAGAAACATGATCTTTTAAAACTATTAGAAAATATAGAAGAATAAATAAATAAATATTACTTTAGCATATTGCATAATTATATATTATATACTCTATAATATATAATCCAATGTTTTCAAATTCACCTGTTAATATTAATTGCGGATGTCCTTTTATAAAAGAAACAATTCCTCCTTCTTCATTAGGCTATAATACTAATAATAAATATTCAAAATTCCCTCCATTAATGAGTGATGGACGTTCTATAGTGGCTAGTTGGCAACCAGAATCGATTATCAATGCAGAGCTCATTGAAACGAATAACATAAAATCAAATTGGGAATACCGCCAATATTTACAAAAAAATGCAAAACAGATCATGGAATATAATTTTCACGAATCCGCGAACGATACTGGTTATTATAAACGTCCTATTGATGTACCATCTATACAATCAAACGTTGTAAATGGACCACACAAAGCACCTTACATGTTTACATCTGGATTAGATAATACAAAACCTTTTGGTTATGCATCTAGTGATTTGAAACAAATGTATTTATCTAGAGAACAATTAGAATCACGTAAGATATCACCTGTTATTACACAAGATAAATTATTAGGAAAAATGTCACAAAAATAACGATAGAAAATATATTGAAATTAGTACATTTTTTATATTATTATAAAATATAAAAAATATGATATAATAAAAATTAATAATATT